GGCCACCACGTCAGCGGTCACGGTCTCGCGCGCCGAGATATTGCCCACATCATCCACGGCATGGACCGTCGCCGACACTATCCCGCCGACCGGTTGATCGACGGCACGGGACAGCGTTGCCGCCCCGCCGGAGGCAGCGATAGTTTCGGTAACGCCGTCCCACCACGTCACCACGAACGAGGCGATCGAGCCCCCGGTCTGGCGGCTAGTGGCGGAGGCGTCGATGGTGTAGTCGGCCACATCGGCGACCTGGGAGGGGGCGGTGAGGGTTTGGGTTAGGGCGCGAGTCAGCGTCTCCCCCGTGTCCTTGATGATCTTGCCCGATGCGCCATCGAACAGCGCAACGTGCCCATCCATGGCAGATGCGGGACCAGCCACATACTGCCCGATGGGCACATAGGCGATCTGCCAGGCGGAGCCGTCATAGACGCGCATGTGCTTGGAGGTCGTGTTCCAATACAGCGCGCCTTCCAGCAGGGCATTCCCATCGTTGTCGGTCGCCGGGTCGCTGGCCTTGGTGCCTAGGTAGCGGTCATCAAAGCTGTCATAGCTGGCGGCGGCGGCGGCGGCCGAGGTGGCAGCGTCCTGCTTGTAGCCGAGAACCGTCTGCTTGTCGTTGGCGACGGCTGTTCGATCCTGGCCGGTGGCCGTGCGGTCTGCGCTGGTCTGCTGTCGGTCGGCAGCAGCTTTCTGCGAGTAGCTGTAGGCCGACTCCTCGGTGCCGTCGCCCTCGGGCACCGGCTGGCCCTCGGCGTAGCTGGCCCAGTGGTGGGCCTCGGTACGCAGCGCCTTGATCTCGGCGACGTCGATGGTCTTGTCGAGATTGCCGGCGGCGGCATCGTTGGCGATGGTGTTCGACGTATGCTTGAGCGGCGCCCAGTAGATGTCGCCGGTCGCCGGGTCGCGCACCACGTCGTTGACGTAGTAGACCGTGCCGGTCGCCCAGTCGCCGCGCCAATTGCCTGGCGTTTTCAGCACCAGGTCGCCATTGGCGTCGAAGCCCACGACCATGCCCCGCCGCTCGAGCTTCGTTTCGGTGATCTCCTGGCTGACGCCGGCATCGCTCGGCAGCTTGATCGAGCGATTGGTGTCGGTCTCGGTGCCGTCGAACCCGGCCTGCACCTGATCGAACTTGGCATCGACCTCGCTGCCCTTGGCGGTCGTGCCGGGCTGGAAGCGCTGGCCGGCATCCGAGTTGTCGTAGTACGAGTTAGCCACGGCGGCGTCTCCTCACGTCGAAATGCAGGTCGTAGCCGAGCAGCTCATGACTGGGGTCGCTGCCCGTCGAGTAGATGGCGAAGTTGATCGAGACCCCGGTGCCGGTCAGATCCATGGGCTCCTGGCCGAGCGTGGGAACGGACCAACTGAACTCGCCCCACTTGGCGACATCCCACAGCCCGCCGCCCTGCAGGAAGTCGAGGAACTCGCGACGTGCCGAGGCGGACTCGGTGCCGCCATAGTCGAGGTCGGCCTTGATCGAGATGCTGGCGTTGGAACCGGAGCGCAGGTCCCAGAACACCCGGCGGTAGCGCTTGCGCACGTTGGGCTTGCCGAGGTCGTTATAGGCCAGCGTCAGGAAGGCATCGATGTCGGCGCCGTTGAACGAGGTGGCGCCGTTGCCCAGGCGGTGCACGAAGCCGGCGTCGTCGCCGATCAGCAGTTGCTCCTCGCCATCGGTCAGCTCGCCGGTGTGGGCGACCACCACCTGGTCGGGGAAGTCCACGCGGGTGATGCCCGCCGGGCTCATGTAGATGCCGGTGCCGTCGTCGAACCACACGCGGTACTGGGCGCGCTTCTTGCTGATTCCGGTGGCGACCACGCGGGTGGCATAGCCGCTCTCGGTGAACAGCGGCTCGACCCGGGCGCCGGGCTGCATCGGCCGGAAGTCGCCGTAGTTGTTGGTGGCCTCGAGCGAGGCGATACCCCGCTCGGCAACGAAATACGGCTGCATCAGCGACTGGGCGCTGTACGGCCGGCCGCCGGAGTTGGGGACCGTGACCTTGAGCTGCCAGTCGGCCGCCGACGTGCCGTAGAGCGTCTTCACGCTGTCGCGGCAGATGATGTGCAGCGTGCCGCCGGTGCCGGGCACCAGGCCAGTGACGGTCTGCCCCACGGCGATCTCCCCGGCTCCGCCGGTGGCGGCGTTGAATGCCATCGGATTGCCAAGGTTGGAGTGCTGGACGCTGCCGGCCTCGTAGCCCAGAAACAGGTGGTTGCGGTGCAGGGCGATGTAGATCGCGCCGGCCTGCGCCGCGGTGATCTCGGTGAACGGGCTGGCCAGCTCGGGGATGGTCAGCACCGTCTGCGGCTCGCTGCCGACCGTGAACTTGATGTAGCCGACGTCATTGAGCGTCACGCTCGAGAAGTCGATGGTCTGCGAGGTGCCATTGCTATTGGCCGCCACGTCGGTCGCGGTGGTCAGCGAGGCGTCCGTCTTGTCGGTGACGCTGATGCCGGTGATCGCCCGGCCGTCCTCGTCGCTGATCGTGAAGGTGTCGCCGGAGGCGCTGTAGTTGACGCCCTCGGGCGGCGAGCCTTTCAGGTAGGCGGTCAGCTCGACCAGCGAGTCGAACGTCTGCGACGCCGGCTGCTCGGCCATCAGCTGGAACGGCTTGCCCCCGCCGACGCCGTACAGGGCGCGGTCCTTCTCCAGGCCCTTGACGTTGCCCTCGACGAACTCGTGGCGGCCGTTGGTGAGCGCCCCGGCGGTGCCGACCACGTCCCAGGCATTGGTGCCGGTGTTCAGCACGTAGAGCGTCGCGCTGTCGGCGCCGGTGTCCTTGCGCACGGCGTGGATCTTGTCGTTGAACGTCACCACGCCGAGCAGCGGCCCCTCGCCGGGCACGACCGGGCCGAGCTGGGTGTAGCCGTCGATGCGTCGGTACCCGCCGGTGATCGGGCACTCGTAGTTGACGGCGTAGATGGCGGCCCCGGGCGAGAGTTTCTCCGGCGGCGTGACGAGGTCGATGCCGCCGCCGAGGCGGATGTAGGCGGAGTCGGTCATGCCAGCGCCTCCGGCATCTCGATGCGGCCCAGCTCGCTCTGCATGAGGTCGTCGATCATGCGCGAGGCGTTGCTGTTGCCCTGCTGGACCACCACTGGCGCCTCCTCATACAGGCCGTACTGCATCATCGCGCGGTAGACGATCAACATGTGGAAGCGCGCCGGCATGCGCGGCACGTCGCTGGCGTTGGCCAGCTCCTGGGGCGCGCGGTAATACTCGAACGCCAGGGTGGCGTCCGCGGTCGGCGCCCGGCTGAGCCGCAGCGTCATGTCGGGCAGGATCGTCGCGGCGCTGATGGTCTGCTCGTCGGCGGGCTCGCGGAAGCGCTGGCGGAAGTCGTCGTAATCCAGCACGCGCAACCGGTCGTCGCCGATGTAGAGCGAGTCATCGACCCAGCGGTCGAAGTCGGCCGGCAGCGAGTAGTCGCGGAAGTCGGCGGTCAGTTCCACCGAGCCCTCGGCCCAGTCGAAACGCCAGCCGCGGCGCTCCGACTGGATCTCGCGCCATGCCTGCCGCACCCAGTCGATCAGGCGCGCGTACTCGCCGTTCTGGCCGGTGACGCTCGCCGGGCCGGTACCGGCCGCGCCCACCTCTTGGCGCAGCCGCTGGCAGAGCTCGAGGAACGTCATGGATCAGGCCTCGCGTGCCTGGAAGGGGTAGGCGAGCACCGTGCGCTCTTTCATCGTGCTCGGGTCATAGACGTGCTGGACAGCGTTGTTGAGCACCTCGACCACGGAGGCCGGCACGGTGACTTCTTCGCCGCGCTTGATCACGTAGGAGCGGCCGTTGACGAAGACGGGGACCGGCTGCTGGTCCTGGTCGCTGGTCTGAATGATGACCTTGTAGCGCTTCTCGTTTTTCCCTTCGCCCGGTGCTGCCGGGTGGCTCTCAGCAGCCGGCTGCGCGGGATTGCCCAGTGCCTCGTCGATACGCTTGCGCAGGGTGTCGTCGCCGGTGTTCTTCTGGAATTGCACGCCCAGGTCGTTGGCGGTGGTTTCCAGATCGTCACGGGTCATGTCGGCGGTGTTGATGTCGCTCACGGGAGATACCTCACGGCATGTCAGAAACGGAAAAGCCCGCCGGGTGGCGGGCTTCGGTCAGGTGGCGGGTTACGCCAGGTCGCTGGCGGCGCACTCGAGGCGGGCGCCCCACCCCTCGTTGAGGATCTTGGCCACGAAGTAGGACTTCCAGCCGACCGTGCCGCGCTGGCCCAGCGGGTCGCCGCCGCGCGGGCTGTTGGGGTTGAGCACCATGGGCTGCATGGAATTCGCGCCCTTGAGCGGGATCAGGCCGTAGAACTCCTTGCCCACGTAGACCACCGGGTAGACGTCGGCATTGGTGCCGCTGGTGGAGATCATGGTGGACGTTGTAGCGCCGGCATCCTCCCACTTGGTCAGCACCGGGCTGAGGATGTAGCGCACGTCCTCTACCTTGCCGATCTCGTGCGGCAGCGCCTTCATCGAGCCGTACTTCTCGGTCGGGGTAAAGCCGACCATGTCGCGGATGTCCGCCTCGAGATCGGTGTGGGCGAATGCGATGTAGGCCGCGTCCACCGGCTCGGTTGAATAGTTCGGCGAGGCCGACACCATGCTGGTGACCTTTTTGGCCCGGTTGCCCTTGAGCGAGCGAGTGATAGCGCGCTGCTTTGCCAAGCTGATCTTGTCCGCCACTGCTGCACGGCTGGAGCCGGTCGAGTAGAAGACATTGGTGCCGGCACGGAGCGCGCCCCAGGTCTGCAGCTCGATGGTCTCGGCGGCCTGCTCGCCACACAGGGTTGAGGCATCGGACAGGACCGGATCCTCGGCCAAGTCGGCCACCTGGTCGGTGATCTCGACCACGTCACCCCACTGCTTGATGGTGACGGTGACGTCTTCGTAGGCCATCTGGCGAGCCGTCGGAGTGACGCCCTCGGTCAGCGGCGTAGTCAGCGCAGGGAACGGGATCGGCCGGCGGAACTTGACCGTGTCGGCCTTGTTCTTCGGCAGCGGCTTGGACTGGCCGAACTTGGAGAGCACCAGGATGGGCTCGGCGTGGGACAGCATCTGGGCGGCGGCCCAGGCGGCAGTACGCTGGGAGATGTCGCCGTAAGTGGTCGTTGCCATTGCTCAGTACCTCTCGGTCTTAGCGTTTTTTCGCGTAGTGGTTGAATGCCGCCTCGAACTCGTCGGGGACGGCCTGGCGTTGCGCAGGACCGCGGCGGGTCGGGGTTTGCGCGTTGGCCAGTCGCTGATTGCGCTTCTCGCGCTCCGCCTGTTGGGCGGCGGCACGATCGTCGCTGCCAGCCTGCTGGGACGTGGCCTTGTAGAAGTCGAGCAGCGCGGACGCATCGTCGGCGTTATCGGACTCCATCTGGTCCTGAACCCACTGAGGCTGTTGCTGCAGCCACTCCTGAAACGCGGGCGCATTCACGACCTCCTGCCAATCCGAGTGGCGGGCCTCGAGGGCGCGCATCTGATCGGCGAGGTACTGCTGATGGGCCTGCTCCTGCATGGGCTGCACGGATTGCTCGACAGAGCTGATCCGCTGATTGACGCGCTCTTCCAGCCGGCTCAGTTCGGCAAAGCGGGCGTCGAGCGCATTGGCGATGTCGGGGAAGTCCTGCTTGAACGCTTCCCAGTCTTCGCTGCCTGCCTCTTCGGCGATGGCCTGTTTCTGGTCACGTTCCTGCTGAGACTGCCCGGCGGGTTGCTGGGTGGATTGACTGGCAGACGGCTGGCCGCTCGATTGAGGGGCCTGCTGCTGCCGCTTGAATTCGTTGATCTGGCGTTGGAGCGCGCCGACACGGCCGCGCTGGCTGGCCTCGCTCTGCTGGAGGCGCTCGAGTTGGGCCTGTAGCTCCTTCTCGCGCTCGGTCAGCTCCGGTTCCTCGGCGGGCGGTTCGCTCTGCCCCTCTTCCCTGGGCTGGCCGCCCTGCTCTTCCCCGGCTTCGCTCTCGGGCTGCTCGGACTCGGCGGCCGGTTCTTCCGGCGGCGTCTCCTCGGCATTCCCACTGGCAAAGCTGGCGAAGTGCGACTCGAAGTCGTCGGTGGCTTTGTCCTGCGTCTCGTCCGGCGCCTGGTCTCCAGGGGCCGTGTTGGCGGCTTCATGTGCCATGTAGCGGATCTCCCGATCGGCTCGTTACAGAAAGGCCCGCACGATGGCAGGCCTGTGGTGGAATCAGTAGGTGACGGGTGGCGGAGGTGGCTCGTCGTTGGCCTTGCCCAGTTCGAGCAGCTCGTCGATCAGCCCGATCTCGCCGCGGCGCTTGTCGTCGTTGCCGCCGCCGGCGATCAGGGCGTCGAGGGCGTCCTGACGGCGCTTGTGCAGCTCGGCCTCGAGGGCGCGCCAGGTGGCGCTGTGGCGATCGATGTCAGCCATAGCTGTCGTACCCCATGCCCATGTTCTGTTCCTTCGCCTGCCGGCGGTTCTGGCTGTCGAGCAGGTTGGCGGCGGTGGTCTCGCGCTCGGTCTGGATATTGGCCGTCTCGATGCCGAGCTTGACCTTGAGCTGCTCGAGGGTCATCTCGCGCTTGAGGGCCAGGTCGGCCAGCTTGATCTCGCGCTCCTGCTCGAGCTCGGCGGCCTTGTACTGCTGGTCGAACTGCTGCTCCCGCTGCTTGAGCTGGAATTCCCACTGGGTCTTCTGCTGCTCGAACTGGAACTGCTCTTGCTTGAGCTGCTGCTCGGCCATCTTGAGCTGCAGTTCCGGTGGCATCTGCTGGCCCTGCTGCTCGGCTTCCTGCTCGACCGTCTCTTCGTCCTTGAGTACGTTCTCGGCGGGCACGGACATCGAGCGCACGATTTCGCGGTACAGGCCCTGCCACTCGGTGGAGCGGGCGAACTCGGGATTGCTGGCGGCGACCTGGGCCAGGGCGAGCAGCTTGTCCTGCTGTTCCTGCCGGGCGATCAGCACGCTGGAGCCGCGGGCGACGACGCTAAAATCGCCCTTGTGCTCGTCGTTCTCGTCATAGGCCATGTGCCAGTCGTAGAACCGGCGCACGAGCGGCTCGGTGATGCCGTCGTCGAAGCTCTTCACCGCGCTGCGCAGCACGATGTTGGAGTTGTTCATCAGCATCTGCATGCCGGTCGCGGTCTGCGAGCCGGGGCCGCCGCTGACGCCTTCGCCCTGGAGGATGATCGGCAGGTTGGTCTGGGTGTCGGCGAGCTGCTGGGCGGCCTGGAAGATGCTGGACAGATCGCCCTGGTTCGAGGTGATGTTGTAGGCGTAGAAGGCGCCGTTGATGGGACCGTCGCCGGTGTATTCCCACACCTTGCGCGGTGACAGCCTCCAGTCGCCGTCAACCGGCTTCACAGCCTTGCGGTTGACCACGACCTGGGGCCCGGCGGTCAGCCCGGCGTTGTCCATGATCATCCGCCAGGCGCTGGCCGCCACCTTCTGCGGGTCGCGCATCAGGTACGGGATGCCGAAGCCGAAGATCGAGGAGTTGTCCTCCTCCCAGTTCGACACGCTGTACGGCAGATCGCCGCTGTCCAGCGGGTTGATCGCCGCTTTGATGACATGCTCGCCGACGAACAGCACGCAGCCGTTGTACTCGGTCAGCGGGTCGTCCTCGACCTCGCAGCCACAGGCGCGCAGCTCGTCCTTGTCGAGCGGGCCCCAGTATTCCCACAGCTCCCAGCGCCCCTTGTTGGTGACGGTGTCCACGCCGGTGATGGCGCGGATCTGGTCGCGGTAATCCTGGCTGATCTTGTGGCCCTCGCTGTCCATCTCGAGGACCTTGCGAAGCTGACCGTCGATCACGCCGGGCAGGTTGGCCAGTTCGCGCAGCTGCTTCTTGTTGAGCAGCTTGCGCTCGAAGACGAACTCGGCCTCTTCCATGCTGGCCGAGCTCATGTCGGGGAAGAAGTCCCAGGGATCGACACGCTCGAGGCCGGCGCGGAACTCGTCAACGATCTCCAGCACCGGATAGCCGGATTCCGGATCGCGACGCCAGGCGCGGCGCTGACGGTTGACGACGATCGGCCCCTTGACGATGCCGGTGCCGAGCTGCGCCACGTCGCCGATGATGTCGCGCATCTTCGAGTTGTAGCGGGCCTCGGTGAAATCGTCCTCGATGGCGCGCTGCATGCCCCGGGCGGCGTCGTCGGCCTTCTCGCGCTGTTCCTCGGGGTCGTCATCCGTGCCCAGTGCGGACATCTGCGGCTCGGGGGTGGGCTTGATGCCCCAGTTGCGGTCATCGTTGGGCAGTAGCATGTCGGCCAGGCGGGACTGCCCGGCGCGGGTCTTGTTGCGGGTGATGTTGACGTAGACCTGCGAGCTGCCGTTGGCCTGCATCCGCGACTTCTCGTCGGCGGTGTACTCGCCGTGGTACTGGCGCAGATCCTCCAACCAGCGCTGCTCGACCATCTGCCGCTTGGCGACCTGCTCCTGGGCGAGGTTCTGAAGCTTGCCGCCGAGGCCGGAGAGCTTCTCCTCAAGCGCCTGGCGCTCGGCTTCCTGCGCCTCGATGTCGTCTGTCATCTCGACAGTCGCGTCGTCGTGCATCTCAGTATCCTGTCGTCAGATCGCCCGGGCGGGCCGATGTGGCATGGCGTTCGATGGGTCGCGTGGTGGCGTGCTGCAGCCCCATGACCAGATAACGGGTGGCGTCCATGCAGTTGTGAACAACCACGCCGCCTTCCACGGCAAAGGCGGCCGTTTCAGGCACCGTCAGGCAGTAGACATCACTCCTCCCGGCGTCGCTTACGCCCAGACAGCGCACCACCGCACTTGCGGCTGCATGTTTGCTTGCGGGAATACTTGTTGGCCGTGAACTCCGCCTTGCACTCAACGCACTGACGAACCTCGTCATCCAGCCCCGCCTCTTTCCGCCATTTGGTCTTGCAGCTATTGGAGCAGAACCTGTTGATGCCTCGATCCAGAGCCGTGAACTCGGTGCCGCACTGCTCACAGACGAAGGATCGGCGCACGTGGAGCTTGCCCTTGGTTCGCTCGTAATGCTGGCGATGCCAGTCGCGCCCGGCGTCACTGCCATGCCAAGCCCTGGCAGCCTCGATTGCCTCTGCAGGAACGCCCCGATCATGCCCTTCATGGTGGTGCCGCATGTGGTCAGACGCTGACACCAGCTCGAGATTGCCCGGCTGGTTGTTGCTGCGGTCATGATCCTTGTGGTGTACATGGAAACCCTCCGGCACCACTTTTCCATTCGCGCGCTCCCATACCTGGCGGTGTAGCCGGACACCATCGCTCTGGAAATAAGCGCCGCACAGGTAATAACGCCGCCCTTCAAACTCTTGGATGGTGTCGGAGATGATGGTGACTTGCATGGCTGGCTCTCATGGATGCTTTGCGTTACTGCATTATAGCATTCCAGGCCAGCCATATCGCGCGCCTCCACCCACCCATCAGGCGTCAAGAAGCGATGATCTGGCGTGCAAGTCACCCGGCTCCCGTCCTCGAACGACACAGTAACGACCTTCTCGTTTCGCGCTGTCATCCGGCAGTTCCGATACGAAGTCCATCGCCCACCCTGCGTCAATACCTCGCCAGTTGACCCAACGAGGTCAGAAATACGTTGTCTCCCCTGCCGGGTGATGACTTGCGTATCGGGGTGCAGGCAGTGGTCGTTTTCCTTCACGACGCGGCCCTTCTCGTCGCGCCGGTACAGGCGGTATTCGCCGAGCCAGTGCTGCAGGGTGGAGAACACCTTGAGCCGGCCGGTACTGAGCCGCTCGAGCACCGCCATCAACCCGGCCTCGACGGCCTTGTTGGCGTTGTGCAGGTGCAGCCCCTCGTCCTCGTACAGCGAAAACAGGCTCTTGCCGTCCACCTGACTGCGGCCCCGGGCGGCAGAGTCGATGACGCCGGGCATCCACTCGCCGCGCATCCTTATTGCCTTGGCGTGCACGGCGGCCTCGGCCTGGCCCCGGTAGTGCTCGCTGTTCAGGTAGAGCGTGTCGGTGTCGCGGTCCAGCGCGCCCCAGATGGCGGCGGTCTTGTTCCAGCCGACGTCGAGGCCATACAGCCGCGGCCACCACTCGGGAATCTGGAACGGTTCGACGACGATGTCCTCCTCCGGCACCGGGTAGATGGCCCCGGCGCCCAGGGTGGGCGTGCCGTCCATGCGCGCCTTGAGCTGATGCGGCGAGATCGAGCGGCTCATGTCGTCGATGTCCTGCTGGCTGAGGTGTGGGGCGTCTCGCCAACCGGCTTGCACGACATAGCGGCTCATTCGGCCACCGTGAACTCGGCCCCGGCGATCACCATGCGCTGCCCGGGCCTGATGTGCGGGTCCACCTGACGGGCGATGCGCAGGGCCAGCGTGCCGGACTGGATGCCTCGGGCACGCACGGTATCGGCGAGGCGCTTGGCCATGCTGGTGGTGCGGCCCACGTAGGCGGCAGAGGCCGGCGGCATCTCGATGCGGGAGATTGCACGCTTGGCGTCGCGCTGGATCTCGGCCAGGCCTTCGGCGATCGCAGCGCCGACATCGGCGGGGATGGGATGGGCGGTCATACCGACTCCTGTTCGTGTTTCGACTCGAGGAACGACACCACCAGCTCGGTCAGGCCCGAGAGCGGCGTGAACGTCATGATCACGATGCCGTGGGTCGTCATGGTGCGGATCAGCGCCTCGTCATAGACGTCCTTCGGGACTTCTTCGTCCAGCCACACCACGTCCTGCTCGGTGCCCTGGAAGATGCGCCGGCCCTGGTCGTAGCTGCGAAGCATCAGCCGGGACCAGCCGCCGGAGGCGTGCTTTACGCTGATTTCCTCGTAGAGATTGGCCACGCCCCGGGCAGGCGTCGGCTTGCCCAGCAGCGCACGGGGGATCAGGCCGGTGCCGAACTCCTCGGTATCCCACAGCCCTCCCAGCAGCTTCTTCTGGATGATGTCGCGCGTGGTCTGGCTGGTGTCCCCGGCGGCCAGGGCGTTGATCGGGCGGTCAAACCGCCTGCCTTCCCACCACTCTGGGTAGCGGCCAGTCATGTGGTAGGCGATTTCAGCGCCGCCAGCGATGGTTTTCCCGCAGTTGTGGTGATAGACGCCCGCTGCCCGGTAGTTGTTGAGGCCGGGAACATGAGCGTCTATTATTGGCTGGAAACCAATGGGAACTATTGCCGCTATTGTTTCTCCACCTACCAGTCGAGGAATACGTGATGGGTAGAAAATCCCCAATCGACCAGCACTTCCCGGAAATACGTCAACGCATTGAAACAGGCGAGCCGACCTATCGGATCGCTGATTCTCTGGGTCTGACCCGGGCATCCCTGCAGGCCTACCTGCGGCGACGTGGAATAGCGAACCCGGCAGGCCGTCTACATGCGAAGCGGCTTGATGATGTCGAGCTTCGCCACCTGATTGAGGTTGAGCATCTGACGCAAGCGCAAGCTGCCGAAACGCTCGGTGTGTCCAGGTCAGCGGTAGAACGTCGCTGTCGGTCGCTGCAGCTGAAAACGGCTCGGACAGGGCCTCGACACGGTGACGGTCATCAAAGCTGGCGGGGTGGCCGCCGCGTTGACAAACACGGATATGTCGAGGTGTTCGCGCCTCTGCATCCTCACGCGAAAGCGCCAAGCGGCTATGTGTTCGAGCACCGCTTGGTGATGGAAGTTGTCCTTGGGCGCTATCTGACCACGGAGGAAGTGGTCGATCATCGAGATAACCACCCGCGACACAACTGGCCTGATAACCTCCAGCTGTATGCGACCAATGCAGACCATCTGCGCGCGACACTAACTGGTCGAGAGAAAGCCACCCCTCGTCGGTCAATACCCGGTGCTTACGGGAGCAATCGAAAAACCGACCGCTGTCCAGAACCACGCGAAACGCTGGCTCAATGCCCACCAGGTGTGCGTCTACAGGTCGAACATCACGTTCAGATCCATCAGCCCACGCCCGAAGATTACCAGCACAGCCGAACAGCGCTTCTGCGGCGCGGGCCGAACCAGACGCCGTTTCAATGAATGTCCATGGCGTGACGCAACGGTTGCCGGCCATGAACAGCCGTTCCTTGTGGATAGCCCCGGCGCGGAAGAACTCGAGGTGCTTGGCGTAGTTGTGGCGGCTGAGGGTGCCGTCTTCGGGGAATAGCTGGTCGATCAGGTTGTAGCGGCGGCGGCGCTCCTGCTCTTCAAGCAGCGCCAGGTAGGCGCGCTTCTCGGCGGTGGTGAGCGTCACGCATTCCGCCCCGCCTTCCGCTGCAGCGCCTCGATGCGCTGTTCGATCTCGTCGTCACTCAGGTTGCGCTCCGGCGGCTCGTCGCCCTCCTCGGCATCCAGCCGGTAGCTCTGACGCTCCATCTTGATGACCCGCTCCAGCGCCTGGGTGCCGTGGCCCATGCACTTGCCGATGTACTCGAGGTCGAGATCGATCTCCATGACGTCGCCGTTGGCGAGCTGCACTTCTCGCTTGCCGCGGTCGAGTTGGTCGCCGAGCTGGGTGATGAACCGGTCGGCAATCTTGCGGTAGTTGCCCAGCAGGCGACGATGGCCACGCGCAATGTCGGCGTTCTCGCTCGCCACCTGCTCGATCACGTCAGATTCTGGCAGGTCGAGCGGCGCGGATTCCGGCCGGCTGAGCTTCTCGCGGGTCCGCTGCGCCACCGGCGCGGTCAGATCCTTGGCCCAGCCCTCCCGGGTCGCCTTCTTGCTGATCGAGGCTCGGTTGGGGCCGTGGCGTTCGGACAGTTGCGCGAGGCTGTATCGGCCGGTGCGGTAGTCGAGCTCGATCGCCTCCCAGTCGTATCGGTGTGCCATGGTCGTCTACGCGGCCCTCACGGGCGGCGTCTCCGTTGTAGGGTGCGGGCGCCTCACGGCGTGCCGCGGGTTGAAAAGGCGGGCGGCGCCTCACGGCGTGGCCCTATCCCCTCGGGGATTCGGTCAGATGCGGCTATAGCCGCTCTCGAATGCTTCGGTTGGCGACCAGGACGAGAAGCCATCTTCGTACTGGACCCAGTAACCAAGATCATCGGCCCCAAGATCGGGGGCGTAGCGATCCAGCCAGCCCGGGCGGGTCTCGACACGCTCTATTCCCAGCGTCTGGTCCTCAGGCTCGAATACCATGATGCCGCTATCGAGGTCGGTCTCGAGGATCACGCCGATCTTCAGCGCCCTGACCACCTTGTGGCTCTGGTAGCGCGGGATGGCGTCCTCGGGCTTGGCATGATGGGGCGAGTCGTCGGCGTGGATGAACACTTCGCTCATGGGAGTAGCCTCGGTTACTTGCGGATGCCCTTGACCAGGTCCATGAAGCCGCCGGGGACCTGCCCCAGCTGGCGAGCCTTGTCGTTGGAGCGCTGCTTGATGTTCACGCCCTGCACGGCGCCCTGGGCGACCACGGACCAGATCAGCACGTCCACCACCTGGGCCAGCTGCGTCGGGTCACGCAGCACCACGGCAACCAGGCCAAAGTTCACTGCGGCCAGGCTGAGTGCCAGCATCCAACCGTTGAACGGCCGCCAGCCGGCGCGCCATGCCGAGTCGCTGCCCAGCTCGGCGCGCATCGTCTTGTTGATCGCGGTCATCCGGGTAGTCTCGGCCTGCAGGGTCAGGCTCAGGATCTCCCGTTCGTGCTCCTGGTCGAGGCGCTTGAGGCGCTCGGCCGCCTCGGGGTCTGCCTGCACCGCCTGCGCCACCGCTTCTGGCTGCTCTGCCACACCCAGAGCACGAGCGAGGAGACCACCAACTGCAGCACCCGCTGGACCACCAAGGGCACCGCCAGCAGCCGGCGCGATCTTGCCCACGGTCTCTGCGACATCACGCCACTCCATTACCTGCCCTCCAGTGCCGACACGCGGCTGTCCAGGCTGTCGATACGGTTCTCGATGTCATCCAGGTCGCGCTGGGCATCGGAGCGGCGATAGTAGAGGTCGCCCCACTCCCGCAGCTCGGCGCGCAGCTCGTTGAGCAGCGCCCCCTGACTGGTCAGGCGCTCTTCCAGGACCATCGACTGCTGGCCCAGCTTCACCAGCTCGGTCCCGGCCCACATGATCAGCGCCACCAGCAGGATTTGAATTCCGGTCTGCATATGGCGCTCGAAGACTGACGGTTTCACGTTGCGCTCCTCGGCAGCCATCAGGCACCTCCGTCACGCAGCTGCAGGGCAATCAGCTGATCCACCTTGGCTTCAATGCGATCCAGCTGGCCGGGGCGCTCTGTGTCTTGCGCCGGCTCCTCGGTATCGCCCTCGAATCGGCCACCGGCATCGATATAGGCCTGGCGAAGCTCGTCGAGCTTGCGCTCGTGCTGCCCATAGCCGGCGCCGGGCATGCTCGCCCAGATGTTGGCCACCTTGCCCACGGCCCGGTCGAAGCGTCCGGCGTGCACGTCATCCAGAGCACGCTGCTCGCGGATCTGCTGGATGGCGTAGCGGTCCTGGCTCACCGGCCCGAAATCGGGCAGGTCGAGCTGCCGTTTGTAGTGGTCCCAGAAGCGACTGAGGATCTGGTAGCGACCGGCAGCAGACGAGCGCAGGTTGGCGCTGACCTGAATCACCTTGCGCGGATGATCGGAATAGCTGTCGAACAGCTGCATCTTGCCGGGCAGCGAGCCAACCAGGACGTTGTAGCCGTCGTCGCTGTCGTTAAGCATGCGCGCGCCGATCTCGGCATAGGCGATCATGTCGAGGAAGGCGCACAGGTTGCGGCTACCGGACTTCTCGGGGGTGATGCGGGGCATAAGGCCTCCGGCGCCTCACGGCGTGGGAGAAACAAGAAGGTCCCGCCAGGGGATGGCAGGGCCTTGGGATGCGTGGAGCGGAAACGAAAACGCCCCGGCAAATGCCAGGGCGTAGTATCCGATCATGTTGGCAGCGTAAGCGAAAATGATGCAGGTGGCAAGCAGTCAGGTAAGCGTCACCAGGTGATTGGCATACAGCTCTGAGACAACCGACTGATGGCAGCGCCACGCAATAACGCCACCCTGCTCGGGATGCGCTTTCGCGTACTCCTCATGCGTTGCGTAGAAAGGCACGGGTAGGCGATCTCCATGCTCATCCTGAGGGTCGTCGCTATGTTCCCATGCTTCACTCTCGAGGCGCGCGAGCAGCTCCTGCCGCATGGTCATGATGCCGTTCATCAGGTCTTCCACGTCCTCCGGCACCGAGCTGCGTCCGGCTTCCCAGTATTGCCAGCTGCGCGGCGATACCTTGCCGATAACTTCGGCGGCTTCACGCACGTCCAGCATGCAGAACTTGCGCAGCGCCTGGAGTTCTTTCCCGTTCATATCAGCTCCAACAGAAGGCCCCAGCGCTGGGCCGGGGCAGGATAGTGCGCGGGGTTATTCAGAATCGGCTGCGACGATCTTCATGCCGTGGGCAATTGCGTTCTGTCCGTTGAACACGCCGCCGGCATCGCGCAGATACTCAAGCTGACCCTCGATATGGTATTCGGTGATCTCGCCATCATCCGCGTCTTTCGCAGCCTGCCAGGCATACTGACCGGCGAGCATGTCGGATGTGAACTCGATGCCCTCCATGCCTTCGCAGGTGCCTTCGTTGACGTACTCGACGACTTGCTCGAGTGAGGTGGCGTTGGCAATGGCGTTGCTGAGGTAGGTAGTCATGATGTCGATCTCTCTGTAGAGCCGGGTCGAGCCGATCTCGAACCCTGTAATTCGAATCTTAGTTCGCGATTACGAACAATGCAAGGAATAAATTACTTATCCTTTCGTCTAGGTGGCAACCGCGTTTCAGCGAAGACGCTTAGAACCCAATCGACTCGATTAATGCCACGCGCTCGGCATAGCTCATCTCGCGAATCTTAGCGGCGAGATCCCGCAGCGCCGAAGTGTCGCCGGCATCGCTGTCTTCGAGCTCGGCATCCAGGTGCTTGATCAACAGCGGTTCGATGAATGAGCCGGACAGCGTATTGCCCAGCAACTGACGCTCGTCGTCTGTGAGCTCCGGCGGCTTGCTGCACACCAGTTGATAGCGCTCGGCGATCTCGGCCAGGCGGGCGCTCAGGCTTTGCCCTCGACGCAGATTATCGACGACACGCTCCAATGGCGGGCTCAGATAGATGCTCGGGCGTTTTTTGTTGCGGGCTGTATCGGTCATTGCGTATCTCCAGTGCAAAGCCCCGGCACATGACCGGGGCGACGGGTTTTAGTGCTCGACACACTTGGGAATAGTCGCGGCATCGGCACCCTCTTCCCACCAGCGATCGACCTGCTCTCGTTCATCCGGGGTGACTTCAAAGGCGATAAAGCCTTCGGTATCTCCATTCGTACCGATCTCGTCTGCCGCCATTTGCGTCGCCGCTTCAGGCGTATCAGCAGACCAGCTCCCCCAGTAGGTACCGTCAGCAAATACGGCATAAAGGGTCTTTTCGATTGTGTCGTCGTTATACATTTTCAGCTCCTGTTTTCGATTGTAGGCTTCGCTCGCCTCACATGATTAAAGGTAGCACCCTTGGTATCACCACGCAAGAAAGAATTTCATTATCCTTTCGTCTAAGCCGCCATCGGCACCAGCGCCGCCACCGGCGCCAGGCATTCGCCCTCCCAGCTATCCAGCACTCTAAGCAGCCGCTCCCAGACCGCGCCCCAAGTGGCGCGGTCGGTGCGGGTCCAGAACCTCACCTCAATATCGATGCCGCACTCGTCCGCCAGCCACGCCTGCACCGTCCGCGGAGTTGCCAGCCCCTGCCGACGGTACGGCCAGGTGATCTCGCCGTGGTGATAGATCGCCGCGGCGCACAGATAGCGCAGGGTCTCGAGTTGCTCGGCTGTGGGCAGCCCTTTCCCCTGCCCTGGTAGTCGCACTCCATCGGACAGCAGCTTGCGGTACAGTGCGATTTGCACCGTCTCGCGGTCCTCGGCCAGTTCGTCTCGTGTGAACGGCCCGAATAGGTAGAGCGCGAGCGACCGAAGGTGTGGCGCCTGACTCTCTACCGCGCTGATCACCGCCCCAGCCTCGAGGCCGTGCACGATGCACCAATCGTTGTTGTTCCGGTTGCTCAGCTGGACGTCCACGCCCCATCGGGCTTTCTGGATCGCTCCGGCGAGGACGCTATTGCCGCCCGTGCGGTACGCTTCGAAGATCATCTGGCGCGCTGACCCGTATCGCATGCTGTTATCCTCGCGTTGCCTTAAATGTTGCCTGCTGTTGCCGTTTGTTGCCTGAGCGCCTCTCTGACGCGTTCCCGCGTCACCCCGGGTAGTCGCCCTTCCCACTCCCGGAAGATTCCCTCTCGCTGCCCCTTGGGCACTTCCAGCATAAGCCGGACGACCATTCTGGCCTGGCACTCCAGCGTCCAGTCAGCATCTGTCATGCCCTCGGGGCGGACGCCGTAGGTCATCGTTGCGGCCTCGGCTGGTTCCGGTATCGCGCATCGCGGGGCTTCTCTGCTGGCTCGCTCATCAGTACCGACTCCCCGCCTGACCTGGCTCATTGCTGCCGGTGCAGGCGTTCCGGTGATCTGTCGCCTTCGGGCAGCGCTTATTGCCGCAGTCCGGGCAGAGATTCATGCCACCGAACTGAATGAGGAGTTGCCGCCCATGCCTGACCCACTCAACGAACCCGTCAATCGTCACCTCGATAGGCTCGTGAGTAGGCCCGGACCAGTCGCTGGGACGGATGACGAACCGCCAGTCCTGACGATCTGCCCGGTAGGCCAGCACAGGCGTCTCGCCACCGGGGCATTGCTCCAGGGTCTGCTGCCACCAGCCGGCGATCTGGCCTTGAGTGGCGGTCTTGTTGCGCTTGCTCTCGATGTGGACGCCATCCCAGCCGTCGAGGTCATGTCCGCCTGACTGGTACTGGGTGAGGCGGCGAGTTAGGGAGAGGCCCATGCGCTCGTTGAGCAGGGCGGCCAGTTGCAGCTCGCCCTTGGCGCCCTTGGTACGGGAGGTCTTGCCCATTAGTCGTCACCCTCCATCTCGTGGTAGCCAGCCTCGATCAGCTCTGCGGCGACAGCATCAGAAGCGGCGTCCTTCTCGACCTTCGCGTCATCCAGACGAGCGCACGCAGCCTGATCCTCGCCAACGTCAGCATGGATGTAGGCGAGCCTTGCCGCGTCATGCTCGGCCGCCGCCCTCGCCAGCCGCCGCGCAGCCGGTCCGCTTACCATGATCATCACGCGCCTCCCGCAATAACGATTGCCAGAACCGAGAGCGGCACCATCACAGCCGCGCCCGCCCAGTTGCCGGTGATCACCACGCCCCAGAACGATTGGCACAGGGCAGCGCCGGCCAGGACTAAAAGCAGCTTGTCGATCATTCCGCCTCCCGCTCTGCGATGAATTCCAGCGCCTCACATAGCGCCCCGACTATCGGCTCGTCGGTGAACTGGTCGAGCCCGCGATTGATCGTGTCCGTCAGCCACCACGGTTGCAGGCGTTGCAGCTCGGGTTCGGCATGAATGCGGGCGTGGCATCCGACCGGCCCGTCACACACTGGCATGACGAAAGAATCCGGCGCTTTCAGGCCCATGCCGGACAGGTTGTACATGGCGATGATGTGGTGCGCTGAATCAGCCGGAGCGCCGCACACGCTGCAAGGCAGGCTGCGCACGAACGCCAGATAGCGCTCGCTGCGGAACCGGCTCTCTTTCTGCACGGCTCTCTTAGGCTTTCTGCAAGCTTTCTGCACGGGGCGCTTTGCAGAAAGAGGTGTTTTGGCGCGAATCTGGGTGCGACGTTTCAGTGCAGTTCTCTTCATGCCGCCTTCGCCTCCTTGTACTCGTCATAGATCGCCAGCGCCTTCTTGCTCCATGTCACATCGAGATCCGTGCCGGCCGCATACAGGAACTCGATGAAGGCAGCTGCCTCGGGCTTTCGGAACTTGGTCGTGGATGGGCGGACATAGACCGGCTCCTGACTCTGCCAGTCCCAGACCTTCTCGCCCGGGCTGGCCAATGGGGTGCCAGCTTCATCCATTTCCCTCGCAAACTGATTCACAAGTACCGCCTTCACGCCGTCGAACGAGTAGCCCCGGAAGCACTGGCGGTGGATGTCGCCGATCATGGCGTGGAACTTCGCGTTCTGGATCTGCTCTCGGGTCGGGTAGCGCAGAGCGATCTCGAAGGGGCGCCCACCCTGGACGCCTTTTGTAGCTGCCGCCTTTGTCCGCTCAATGGCTGGCACGTAATCAGCCGGCACGTTGACGGGGATGACTAGCTCCTTACTCATGCCGCACTCCCTCCCGTAACCAGCTCATACCGCACGCCATCCGGGTCGTTGTGGGCCAGCACCCGGTAGCCGAGTTGCAGCAGCCGATGGATGGCATCGACGATCTCCTCGGCGGCAAACCGGCGCTGATGGCTCATCTCAATGTCGTGCGCGATCTCTGCGGCGGTCGGCTCGGCATGGCGCATCAGCACGCCCAGCACTTCCATGGGCAGGTCGAACTCTGCGTAGCCGATATACGTGACGTTGCTCAAGACTCCATACCTCCGATGACAGCGGCGAACAGCGCCACGGTGGTCCAAACAGTGACGCTCCCGGCTTGCGAGCGTGACGACCAATCAGCTGGGCAGGGCTGCCACAGCACCAGGGCTGTGGCGGTGTAGATGGCGAGGCCGATCAGCAGGACGAGGGTGGTGATGCGGATCGCTTTCATGCCACACCCCGCTCGCAGTCATTCCACCCGGCCCACCACCAGCAGTAATTGCGGATACGCGACTCGGGATACGGGCACTCCCGGCTGGGGTAGGCGGCCACGCCCTCGTAGTAGACCTCGGGGATGTCATCCGCGCGCAGCCGGCGCGCTTCGTTCATGACGTCCCGGTGCTTCCAGTACCGGTAAATCGTCGGGCGTGAGCGCCCCATCGCCTGGGCGCACTCGGCATGCGTGAGCCCCTGGACCTTCAGTTCCGCCAGGGTCAACGAGTCGTCATGGGTCCATGGATTGATCTTCATGCCGCACCTCCCTCGTCATGCCCCTCGAACAGCCGGTACTCGCAGGGCCTCGTATTGCCCGGCCCTTTCACGTCACGCCGGGCGACCGTGAATCCCATGGCCCGCAGGTCGCGGAGCCGGGCGCTGATCGCTGCATGGCTGTCCATCCGGTTGAAGCGGTCGAGGATGATGTCGCCGATCTCGTGGAGCTGGAGCCAGTACGTGGCGTCGCGCATGACGAGATAGACCCGGCCCAGCTGGCACTCGGCGTTGTTCAGGCGCTGGCGGGAGCGCGGGGTGAGTTGGGTGACGGTGGTCATGCCACACCTCCATTCGCGATAGCCCACATGCACGCCGTGATGGCGAGAATGGCGACATGGCTGCCGGCGATGATCGCCAGGCACTGCAGGTTGCTGGTCATGCGGCAATCCCTCCAATCCAATCGCGAACGCGGTCGATGAGTGTCGGCCGGGCCATCTGCTTCACGCGGTGCAGGCTCAGGCCGTAGGGCTCGCCGTTCACCCAGACCAGCAGTTCGCCGGTTGACGGATAGAAGCGCTCCGGCCGGATGCCGCGGCGCTCGAGGTGCGCGATCTCGCGCGAGGTCAGCACGGTATCGATCGAGGTCGTCATGTCAGAACTCCGCCATGGCTGAGCGCGGGGCCGGGGCCGCTGGCTCGGGGTTGCGCAGGTTGCGAATCGTCTCGGCGTCCAGGTCGGCGAAGCGCGCATTGCCCAGCTGGGAGCTGGCGTAGACGGTGCCCAGCTCGCCCTCGCGCTGCTTGCCGAGGATGATCTCGGCGATGCCGCGGGTCGCCTCGTTGTTCGGGTGGTAGACCTCGTCCCGGTACAGGAACAGGATCAGGTCGGCGTCCTGCTCCAAGGCGCCGGATTCACGCAGGTCGGACATCTGCGGGCGCTTGTCGCTGCGCTGCTCGAGGCTGCGATTGAGCTGCGAGAGCGCCACCACCGGGCAGCCCAGCTCCTTGGCCATCAGCTTCATGGTCCGGCTGGCCTCGGCCACCTCCTGCTCCCGGGAGTTGTGCTTGCCGTCCGGGCGCATCAGCTGCAGGTAGTCCACGACCACGATGCCCAGGTCGCCGTAGTGGTCACGCCAGCGCTTGGCGGCACCGCGGATCTGGTTGGGCGACATGCCGGCGCGGTCATCGACGATCAGCGGCGCATCCTTGAGCGAGTTGACCGAGTCGGTGAGCTTCGGCCACAGCTCGTCCGTCATGCAGCTCTTCGGGTCGCGGATGGCGCGCAGCGGCAGGTTGCCGATAGCAGCGGCCATGCGGTTACGCAGGGCCCGGCGGTCCATCTCCATCGAGAACACCACGGCCGGGCGGCGATCGCGCACGCAGCAGGCGCGCAGGATGTTCAGGGCGAAGGCGGTCTTGCCCATCGCCGGGCGGCCGCCGACGAGAATCAGCTGGCCGGGGTGCATGCCCATGGTCCTAGCGTCGAGGTCGGTCAGGCCGAAGGACAGGCCCATGGCCTCCTCCTCGCCGTTCCACTTGCGGTCGATCTCATCGATCATGTCGGCCAGGTCGGCGCTCATCGGGCCCGCCTGGTCGGCATCGGCGCGGATCAGCTTGGCCAGGCGCCCCTGGGCGTCATCCACGATCGTCATCAGCGCCTGCTGCTTGTCCCGGGTCATCTCCTCGATGGCGGTCAGGGACTCCAGCAGCCGGCGGCGAGCGGCGAGATCGGCAACGATGCCGGCGTAGGTCAGCGCATTGGCCGCGCTGGGCGTGTTCTTGGCGATCTCGGCGAGGTAGGCCAGCCCGCCGACCTCCTGATCCGTCCGGTCGCTCTCGAGGCGCTCGGAGACGGAGATGATGTCCACCGCCTCGCCGGCGTTGCGGACGCGGGTCATAGCCGACCAGATCACGGCGTGCTCCAGGGAGGCGAAGTCAGCGTGACCCAGTACGTCGGAGACCTTGTCGATCAGGCGGTTCTCGAGCAGGCAGGCACCGATGACGCTCTGCTCGGCTTCGTGCGAAAACAGGCTCATGCGTTACCCCCGTGGTAGGCCAGCTCCATGATCTTGACGAAGTTCTCGCGCTTCACGACCCACTGCAGGCCGAACCAGCGGTGGTCGCTCATCAGGAACTCGGACTTGCGCAGGAACTGGAAGAACCGGCCCCACCACGCGATGCCTTCCTCGCGGGTGGTGTACAGGGGTTCGCCGGTGCGCTCGTGCTTGATGCTGAATCCGGCTTTCCAACGGGCGGCCAGGTGGCGGGCACGCTCGGTGCCTTGCCAAAGGTTCTTGGCGGGCTGACGCTTGTCGGGCATGACCTCGGCCCACAGGTCGAGGATCTCGTTGTGCGGGCAGTCGGGCAGGGTCTTGGACTTCGGTTTATCACCGACGGACGCATCGCGTGTCGGCTCGCCGATACGCTCTCTCTCGTTAGAGAGAGTATTCATGTCTTCTGTCTTTGGTGTGCACCCCCGTGGGGTACAAACTTTGTCACCCTCGTGGGTGACAGTGTCACCCCTTTTGTCACCCTTTTGGATCGGGGTATGTTTGGCCCCGAAATCCCACTGATCGAAGTGCTTGTTGATCGAGAGGATGCCGTGACCGCTACCCTCCGACTTGATGATCTTCTTGGCGATGAGCTGCTGCTTGACCTTGTTGACCTTCTGGCGCGGCATGCCGGCGATCTCGGACAGTTGGCTGTCTGCAATGCGGTCGGCCTTCTTGTTCCAGCCATAGGTCAGGCGGACGACAGCCAGTGCCACACGGCGCTCTCGATCCGTCATCGGCGCCTGGATGAGCGCGCTGAAAAGCTCGTTCGCGATGCGAGTGAACCCATCCTCCACCTGCGGACTCCTTGCAGGCCCCTGAGAACTATCAGGGCCTGACGATTGGGCGCCCTCTCGGCGCGCACGGTACTGGTCAAGCTCGGCAACGTTTGTCATACTGAAATCCTCTGCAAGCCCCGGCACATGGCCCCCACAGCCCGCCGGGGCTTTCTCGTTTCCGGTTACTGGACGGCCCGCAGTTGCGGACGTGACTGACTGCGTTTCAGCGCATAGAGCGCCTCTCCTGTCTGCTCGCTGGCTACCCGCAGGCCGGCTTCGAGCACCGCATCGATCGCCGATACCCCTCTCGCTTTTGCCTGGGCCTCAGCCAGCGATCGTATCGCCGGGTCCATTCGCTCGAGCGCGACCTGAGCCATCTGTCGATCGAACACACTTTCCTCCCAAGGCCCTGTCAGGCCGTCAGCTGTTGAGCCACGCTTCGCATGAGTCCGTGCTCGGCCATTCGCTGGAGCATCATCGTTGCCGCCTCGCGGCTTTCGTCACTCAGCGGATTGCCGTTGGCCAGGTCATCGAGCAACTGGGCGTGGCGTTTCTGGCGGATCTCGTGCGCCTCCATGACGAGGTCGTGGAGATAGGGCGCAAGTCGCCCGCCGGTCTGCATCGTCGCTGCGGCCTGGAGTTCCTCCAGCTCGCCCTCGGTGAAGCGCACTTTCACCACCTGGTCGAGGTGCTCGCCTTCCGGCTTGCGACGACGGTCATCGGAGAGATAGCGATCCATGTTGATCCCCTACTGCTGGTTGCGATGGTCGCGGCTCTCACGAGCGGCTTCGGTGCTTCAAGCGGCCTCGGTGGGCCGCTCGAAGAAGTCGGGCCGCAGCTCGTATTCAGCGCATTCGCCGTGGGTGGCGCGGTGAATCTTGCGAGCCATGCGGATGGATACGCGGGCATGACCATTCAGGAGCTTCCAGACCATCGTCTGGGAGCACTCAAGGGCGTCGGCCATCGACGTCTGCCGATTGCCGAGGAGCTTGATCGCCTTCGCGATCAGCCTCTTCTGCTTCGCCATGCTCGGCATTATCACCTTTGTGGTCATAACAAGCCCTCAAACAACATAGGTTGTAATCTAATTACTTCCAAGGTGATTTGTCAATGTACAACCTCGGTTGTAGCTTTCCGGATATGAACACTCTCCGGAATCGACTCATCGCAAAGCGGCGGGAACACGGGCTGACGCAGCAGGAAGTGGCGCGGATGTCCGGCATCTCTCAGGCCGCCTATCAGAAGCTGGAAAGCGGGCAGGCCAAGAGTTCGCGAAAGCTGTCTGCAATCGCGCGCACGCTGGGCGTGACGGCGGAATGGCTGGAATACGGTGTGGACCCGGGGTTGATCGCTGACGTCAGGGATCGCGGCAACGTCTACGAACTGAATCCCAGCGGGAAAGCCAACGTCTCTCCGGTCACCAGCCGCATCCGTGCGGTACCGGAGATCTCCTGGGTGCAGGCCGGGGCCTGGACGGACATGGAGAGCCTCGAAGGCCTGGATCTGACGGAGGTGAAGCACTGGCCCTGCCCGGTCGAGTGCAGCGAGCACACCTTTGCCCTGCGCGTCGAGGGCGACTCAATGGCCCCGACGTTCCCCCAGGGCAGCATCATCTTCGTCGATCCGGAGGTGCCGGCGATCAGCGGCAAGAAGGTCGTCGCCAAGCTGGTGGATCAGGACAAGGCCACGTTCAAGCAATACATCGAGGACGGCGATCAGAAGATGCTCAAGGCCATGAACCCCAACTGGCCGGAGAAATACGTCCCGATCAACGGCAACTGCGAGATCGTCGGAACCGTCATCTTCGCCGGCACCGAAGTCTGATTCGGATGCTACCCTGAGTACCAGGCTTGCCATCAGAGCGGCCGGAAACGCACCATCAGGGAACTGACTATGAAGATCGCAATCGCCCTTGCAGGCGGCCTCACGGCTGCCCTGCTGTCACTCTCCGCCCAGGCTGCCTGCACCGGCAGCGGCTCGTTCCAGCACTGCTACGACGCCCAGAGCGGCAACAGCTACAACATCCAGCGCTACGGCAACCGCACCCACATCAGCGGATCCAACCCCAGAACCGGCTCGACCTGGAGCCAGAACAGCACCACCTACGGCAACACCACCCACCACCGCGGCATCGACTCCAGTGGCGACACCTGGAGCAGCACGACGCACGACTACGGCAACAGCTACGGCAATAACTACGGCTCGGGCGGCAGCCTGACCGGCCGGGGCATCAGCAACTGCGGCATCGCCGGCTGCTGATGCGCACCTGGCAGATCGTCCTCGGCGCCGCGGTGATCCTGGGGTTCGGCATCCCGGTGACTCGCTACTGCGGCGACAACGAGGTGCACACCGTGCTGCTGTTCACCGTCGCTGACTGGATGGTGCCCGGCTTCGATATGTGCCGCTGACTCCCGCCTGACTCCACAGAGCCCGCCACCCGGCGGGCTTTTTCATGCCTGCGTCGAAAATTACAACCTAGGTGTTGACAGGAAACAACCGGAGTTATACCTTGAATTACAACTTAGGTTGTTTCGAAAACAACCAGGCCCTCACAGGCCGACCCGAGCCACCGGGCAATGTGGCCGACGCTTAGATCCGCGGGACGTCTGACACATACGCGGGGAGCCGAGGGCGAGCTGGACTGAGTTGCCAGTAGCCGAGATGCACCGGATCAGCCCGGTGATGACGTAAAGCAAAGTTAGAGGCGATGCGTGCCGCGTCCTTCGGGAGCGCGGGAAGTCATCCATCGCCATCTTCGTCGCCTGTGCCCACACCAGCCAGGGCAACAAGTCGGACTGTACAGGCGGCGTCGTAATAGCCCAGTGAAGCGGCGCAACGCGATTAAGCGCCGGGGAGGGAAGTCCGCAGCCCAACCAATGAGAGCCCGGATCGACTGCCATCGCAGCGGTTGAGAAGGCGCGGGAACTGCGAGAGTGCCATCGGCCATTGCTCCGGCAGTGGCCATCCCAAAGCCGATTCGATGAGTCGGTTTCGGGGTGCGTAAATGCAGACAAACAGAGGAGACGGTTATGGCGTCACGAAAAAAGCACTATGCCAAATGCAAGGTTTGGGGTGAAAGCGTCACATCTGAAATGGAAGGTCCGGTGCGCGGCGTGGCAATTGAAGTCTTCTCGTCTATTGAGAGTGATGAAGATCGCGAGTATGCGCTGGAGAAAATTCAGGACTTTCATCAGCAAGCATTGGCGGCTAATGGAAAAGGTCCATTACCGCCCGGGTGAGCAACACGCGATCCGCTGCGTAGTGCGGCCAAGCGCCCTGGGCAGAGGCTGAGAATATCTGCCCAACCACACAACACAGCGCCTAGGGCGAGGAGGGGAGATGGCGGAAGCAGATTATCGGCTATGTGACGTATGCCAACGCAAGGTCTTCTACGACGCGAACCTGAATTACGGCGATGGCGAAATAGATGACAGAGTCAGAAATGGTGGAACCATGCTTATCCATCAAACGCTAGATCATCTTGGCGATTGGGTAGTCATCTGCAAAAGCTGTGCAAAGACGCACGAAATAGCACTGAAGGAAAAGCAGTGATGCCACCCGGGCCGCAGCGGGTAATCTGCGGGCGTATCGGAGTGACAGTCGGCAGGAGCGGAGCTGACTGGTGAGATTGAGCGATCGGCTTAGCGGCCAGTAGCGAAACATCTCACGCCCCGCTTGATCACCGGGGCGAACAAACCCAGCCAGCACTCTCGGTTCGATTCCGGGCGGCTGTCACCCCGATGCGTCGAACCAAGGCCGGCGCATCCCTTACTGAAGAACCCTGCTTGCCCGCATCCCTGCGGGCTTTTTTTGAGTGAGCGTTCCCGCTGATGCATGCCTTATCACACGCGGCTAGGCAACCGCGTGCGGCAGCGCTCACCCAAAAGACAACAAGGAGAGATCACATGACACCGATGACTGATTGGGAACAAAAGATCGCCAAGGATCGCCGGGCAGCTGTTCTTTTCCGCCGTCGCCGGGACATCGAGAAGCTGCAGGAGCGCCGGCAACTCGAGCGCGACCTGCGGGAGGTGTACCAGTGACCGCCCGCTATCTCGTCATCCAGCCCCACGCCGGGCGCAGCGTACCGCGCTGTGAACTGCCCGGATCCCCGTTCGCCAGCCGCAAGGCCGCCAAGGCGGCAGCCCGGCGCGCCGGCATCCCCGACGCCACGATCCGCACCGTCAGGAGGTCCGCATGATCGCCGCCATCCTCGACGCCGTGTTCGGCGCCCTGGGCATCCACAGCCCGGGCCTGTGGGCCTACGCCTACCTCGTCCTGATGCTGGCCGCCATCGGCACCGGCGGCGTCGCCGTCGCCTATGCCATGCACATTCTGGAGGACCGCCCATGAGCATCATCACCCACCGCCGCGCCCTTGTCGCCGAGCATCGCTCGCAGCAGCGCGCCCGGGGCATCGTCATCACAGGGCCGGATCGCCCCATCATCGGCTGCCGGGCGTATCGGGCTCCTTCTGACCCCGCCAACCGTGCCCGTCTCGCTGCATTCCACGCGCGCTGGAACGGCCAGGCCGAGCCCCTGCTGCAGCTGTACCGGGGGTGACATGGACGAGGAAACGGCTCGCCGAGCCATCCGCCATCTACTCGCCGCCGGCGGCACCGACGTGGTGACGCTCGACGGCTGCATGTACCGACTCACCGCCGAGCGCCTGCGCGACGACGCGCCCGAGGCAGCCCGGGAGTTCCTGGAGGGACGCACCAATGATCAGCAGTGACCAGCAAGCCTTGCTCGCCAGCATCCAATCACTTGCCAGCGCCGGGCGGGTTCAGACCGGGTGGAACATCGAGCACAGGGTCGAGTTCAGCGCGAACGGCAGCACGCATTCGACCGTTACCTGCCGCCAGCCGGGACATGCCGAGATAGCCCACACGACGTGGGCGTCGATCAGCCCCGAGGGCGTGGATGTTGCCGAGCTCACGGGGCCCGAGTTCCTGGCGACGCATGAACGCACCCTGACACAGCAGCGCGATCAGCTCGCCGAGTGGATTGCCGAGAATCGGAGCAAGGAGGAGGCCGCATGATCATCCGCACTCGCGTTGCCGGCATCCCCTGCCAGGCAGCGCTCACCTACTACTCGCCCGGCGTGCCCATGCGCATCACCGGGTCCGGGTTCGGTGATGCCGATCCGCCCGAGCCCGATGAGATCGAGTTCGACATCCTCGACCGCCGCGGCCGCCCGGCTCCGTGGCTCGAACGCAAGATGACCGACAGCGACCATGATCGGATCTGCGGTGAGCTGATCAACGCGCGGGAGGCGGCATGAGCGAGAAACGTTGGGCGCCAGGACCCTGGCTTGCAGATCAGCGACAAGTGATTTCGCCGAGCAGCGAGAGCAGCCGTGGCGGCTTGGTAGCGACATGCCGTGGATCAGCTCACCCGCGAACGATAGCCAATGCCAACGCCCGGCTGATCGCCGCAGCACCAGAGCTTTACGAGGCACTTGAGGCGTACCACCACCACTTCGGCGTGCTTGAGGACAACGAGTTCGTCAACGAGGAAGCAAGGCGGTGCTGCCAACTGGCGCGCCAGGCGCTCAAGAAGGCCCGCGGCGAATGAAGAAGCCCGCCTCGGGTGTGCAGACCCGGGCGGGCGGTGATCCACCGAATGAATCGAGATCAGGCTATGACACGCAGCGAAGCAGAGCAAGCAGCGCGCGCCATGTTTCAGCGAGGCGAAATCGACGAGGCAGCGCTCAAGAACGAGCTGGCCGGCATCGCCTACGCCCATGGCGAAATGCAGAACGCAGCAGATGAGCAATGGAGGGTTGCGTCATGAGTATTGCCACCTTGGTGCTCGGCAAGTCCGGCACCGGCAAGTCTACGTCCATGCGGAACATGGAGGCTTCCACGACCGCGCTGATCAAGGTCATCGAGAAGCCGCTGCCGTTCCGGTCAGCCGGTTGGAAACCGTACACCACCGACCAGTGGGGAATGATCATCCAGGCGGCGCGCAAGGCGGCCGCCAATGGCAAGCAGGCCATCGTCATTGACGACTTCCAGTATCTGCTTGCCAACGAGTTCATGCGCCGCTCGGACGAAACCGGCTTTGCCAAGTTCACCGAGATCGGCCGCCACGCCTGGGAGGTCATCTCAGCGCTCGCAGCCCTGCCTGAGCATGTCCGCGTCTACGTCCTCAGTCACACCCAGGAGGACGACCAGGGCGGCGTGAAGATGAAGACGATCGGCAAGATGCTCGACGAGAAGATCACGCCGGAAGGCCTGTTCACGATCGTCCTGCGCACCCAGGTGCAGGACGGTCACTACTTCTTCGCCACCCGGAACAACGGCTCCGACACGGTGAAGACCCCGATGGGCTTGTTCAAGGATGAGCGCATCGACAACGACCTGGCGGCCGTCGATGCCGCCATCTGCGACTACTACGGTCTCAACCAGCCAGCCGCCCAGGAGGCATAAGCAATGGCACGCACATTTGAACTGGACACCCAAGCAGCCCGAGACGCGAACAGCGGCGGTAAGCGCATCACCGAGTCCGGCAAGTTCACTGGCACGCTGACCGCGGCGTGGTCGGAAACCTATCCTTCCGGCGCCGAGGCGGTGTGCTTCAAGTTCGAGAGCGACCAGGGGCAGGAGGCCGGCCCGTTGATGCTGTTCACACACGGCAGGGATGGTCAGGCGCTGGGCGGATTCAACATGCTGCAGGCGCTGATGACATGCGGCAAGGTTCGCTCCATCCAGCCGCAGCCCGGTCAGGTATCGCTCTATGACTTCAACGAAGGCAAGGAGGTCACCAAGCAGAAGGATACCTACCCCGCGCTGACCAACAAGCGGATCGGCCTGCTGCTACGCCAGGAAGAAACAACCGACCAGAACGGCGTCCTCAAGACTCGCGACGACGGCACGCCGAAAACGCGGATGATCATCTTCGCGCCGTTCGACCCAGAGACCGAAATGGTGGCCAGCGAGATCCTCGACAAGGCGGCGCAGCCGATCCAACTGCCCCGCATGGTCCGGTGGCTCGCCGAGAACCCCGTCAAGCAGGCGAAGAACGCTCAGCGCCAGAATGCCGGCGGTGGCCAGTATGGTGGGTATGCTGCCCAGCCCTACCAGCCGACCCCAGGGCAGCAAGGCATGCAGGGGCCGACGAGCAACGACTTCGACGACGAGATCCCATTCGCCCCGATGCCCATCGTCTGGTAACCCGCGCCCCGCTCAGCGGGGCTTTTTGATTCAGGAGGCACCATGTCTTCGCTCTACGAGCTCAGCCAGGAATACCAGCAACTCCTCGCCATGGATGCCGAGGACGATGAAGCGTTCCGCGAAGCGCTGGACGAGACGCTCGCCGCCCAGGGCGAGCAGTGGGAGGAGAAGGTCGAGGCCACGGTGATCGTCGCTCGGCAGCTCCAGGCCGACGCCGAAGCGTGCAAGGCCGAAGCCAGGCGCCTTTCAGAGCGCGCCAAGCAGTTCGAGCGCAACGCCGAAACGTGCCGGGAGCGCGTGCGCTTATCGATGGAAGATCTCGGCAAGGACAAGGTGAAGCGCCAGTTCTTCACCATCACTCGAGTTGCCGGGAAGCCAGTGTGCGCGATCGACGATGAAACAGCGCTGCCATCCGACTACATCCGCATCAAGGAGGTGCGCTCCCCCGATAAAGCCGAATTGCTCAAGGCGCTGAAAGCCGGGGAGCAGATCCCGGGGTGCCATCTTGCATCGGGCAAGGACAGCCTGCGCATCTCCTGACCAACCACCACGGAAACCCCATGCAACACGCCAAGATCCTGTTCTCTCACCCGAAAGCCCGTCTCCCCAGCCGCGCCACCAACGGCTCGGCAGGCTACGACCTCTACGCCGTCGAGCGCGTCGAGATCCAGCCCGGCCAGCAGGCCAAGCTGCCCACCGGCGTGCACATCAGCTGCCCGGTGGGCACCTACGCCCGCATCGCGCCCCGCTCCGGCCTGGCCGTCAAGCACGCCATCAACGTGCATGCCGGGGTGATCGACCCGGACTACACCGGGGAAATAAATGTGGCGCTGATCAACCACGGCCCGTACATGGTCGAGTTCAAGCCCGGCGACCGCATCGCTCAGCTGATTTTCGAGCGCTACGAGACGCCCGACTTCCTCGTCACCGAGTCGCTCGATGCCACCCAGCGCGCCGATGGCGGGTTCGGCCACAGCGGGCGGTAGCGCCCACCCTCACCCATCACGAGGCCCTGCCAGTTCGGTGGGGTCTTTGCTTTCTGGAGACCTGCCATGTGGTTCAAGTCCGCCCATCTCTATCGCGTCCACGACCTTCCCGTCCTGCCGCTCCGTGACCTGGACGCCTGCCTGGCCGATCAGGCCTTCCGCCCACTCAGCGGCAGCGAAGCCAAGCGTCTCGGCTGGGGTCCGGTCACCTCGCCCGGCCCGCTGATTCTCGAGCACGGCGACCATCGCCTGATCAGCGCGCGGTGCCAGGAGCGTCTACTGCCGGCCAGCGTGATCCGCGAGGAGCTCGAGGCGCGCGTCGCCGACCGTGAGGAAGCCGAAGGCCAGCCGCTGCGCCGCCAGGAGAAACAGGCGATCAAGGAGCAGATCTACGAGGAGTTCCTGCCCCAGGCCTTCATCCGCACGCAGCGCATCGACCTCTGGTGGGACACCGCCAACGGCCTGATCGTCGTCAACAGCTCCAGTCGTGCCCGAGCCGAGGATGTGCTCGACCTGCTGCGCCAGACCCTGGGCTCGCTCAAGGTCACGCCGCTGGCTACCAAGATGACGCCGGTGCGCGCCATGACCGACTGGCTCAAGCAGCCGGCAGATCGCCCTGCCTGGCTGGAGATCGGCGACCAGATCGAGCTGCGCGCCACCGGTGACAGCGCGGTGATCCGCGGCCGCCAGGTGGACCTCGACGGCGAAGAAATGCAGGCCGCGCTGGAAAGCGGCTACCAGGCCACCCGGCTCGGCATCACCGTCAACGAAGACCTGTCGCTGGTTCTGGCCGACGACCTCTCGCTCAAGTCGCTGCGGTTCAGCGATGCCGTGCTGGACGAAGCCGCCGAAACCGAGACCGACGACGAGAAGGCGCGCGTCGAGGCCGACTTCATCCTGATGGCCCGAATCATGGGCCAGGCGATCGACACGCTGATCGCCGGCCACGGCGGCGAGACCCAGCCCGCGGCCACTACCCCGTAACAGCCGAACAACCCCAGCCGGCGGTGGGCAACACCGGCAGCCATCGATACACCGACCTCCTGCTCTACCCCATGCGACGCACGCAGAGGGGCGCGCTCGCGTGGGCCGAGCACACCGCCATGCGGCAGGTGTAGGCGATGGTCGTCTGGGCACGATACGCCCGCTTATTCCCAGGCCCTGCCAGTTCGGCGGGGCTTTTTCATGGAGAGATGCATGTGACCAACCTGAACCTGTTCGGCCACGAGCTGGTGGTCGATAATTTCGCCGGCGGCGGCGGGGCCAGCGAGGGTATCGAACAGGCCATGGGCCGCCCCGTCGATCTCGCCATCAACCACGACGAGGCGGCTATCGCCGTCCACACCGCCAACCATCCGGGCAGCGAGCATGCCGTCGCCGACGTCTGGGACATCGACCCCGAGCGTGCGACGCACGGCATGCCGGTCGGCCTGGCCTGGTTCTCGCCTGACTGCCGGCACCACTCCAAGGCAAAGGGCGGGCGCCCGGTGAGCAAGAGCGTGCGCGGCCTCGCCTGGGTGGCGGCGCGCTGGGCGGCCAAGGTCAAGCCGCGGGTCATCATCCTCGAGAACGTCGAGGAGTTTCTAGACTGGGGCCCGCTGATCAAGGGCGCCGATGCGAAGTGTCGGCCAGACCCGGCGCGCAAGGGGCAGACCTTCCGCGGCTTCGTCCGGGCGCTGAACCGGCACGGCTACCAGGTTGACTGGCAGATCCTGCGGGCCTGCGACTACGGCGCGCCGACCATCCGGCGGCGGCTGTTCCTGATCGCCCGCCGCGACGGCCTGACGATCCAGTGGCCGAAGCCGACCCACGCCGACCCGGCAACGCCAGCCGTGAAGCGCGGCAAGCTCAAGGCCTGGCGCACCGCCGCCGAGTGCATCGACTGGTCGATCCCCTGCCCCAGTATCTTCGACAGGGACCGGCCGCTGGCCGAGAACACGCTCAAGCGCATCGCCAAGGGCGTGATGCGGTACGTCATCGAGAGCGGCGACCCGTTCATCGTGCCGATCGCCAACTACGGCAACGGGGCAGTTCAGGCAAATGACGTCCGCGAGCCGCTCCGGACGATCACGGCCTGGCCCAAGGGCGGATCGTTCGCGGTTGTCTCACCGACGCTGATCCAGACCGGCTACGGCGAGCGGCCCGGCCAAGCGCCGCGAGTGCTCGACCTGCAACGCCCGCTCGGCACCGTGGTCGCCAGCGGACAGAAACACGCCCTGGTCTCGGCGTTCCTCGCCAAGCACTTCACCGGCGTTGTCGGCGACGATCTCCGCCGCCCGGTGCCGACAATCACCGCCACCGACCACAACGCGCTGGTCGCGGCCAGCCTGGTCAACCTCAAGGGCGCCGACCGTGGCGGCCGGGATCTGCGCGAGCCGCTGCCCACCGTCTGTGCCGGCGGCACCCACGCTGCCGCCGTGTCCGCGTTCCTGGTGAAGTATTACGGCCGTGGCGTCGGGCAGGATCCGCGCGACCCGCTGCACACAGCGCCGACGCGTGACCGGTTCGGGCTGGTCACCGTGACCATCGAGGGCGAGCAGTACGTGGTCACCGACATCGGCATGCGCATGCTCCAGCCCCACGAACTCGCCATGGCCCAGGGATTCCCCGCCCACTACCGGCTGGCCGAGGCCGCCGGCAAGAAAGTGCCCAAGTACACCCAGGTGCGTCTCGTCGGCAACAGCGTCTGCCCGCCGCTGGCCCGCGCGATCGTCGAGGCCAACTTCACCCACGAGCGCCAGTTCATGCCGGCCGACGCGGCCGCTTGACCCACCCAGGAGCCCCACATGAAGCGACTCGACACGCTGCGTGTCCGCGGCTGCCGCTATGCGATGCGTCCGGACAGGCAGCTGACACTGCTCTCCCGGCTGCCGCCCACATGGAGCCGGCCTGACCTGACTGCCGTCATCACCAGCCAGGTGTCCGGATACAACGCCCGGGCGGCCGGGGCGCTGGCCGGGGCCGCCATCGAGCACTGGCTGGAGCGTGAACTGATCCGCCGCGTGAACGAGCGCGGCCTGCCCAAGTACAGGAGGTTGGGATGAACCGTGGAGAATTGCTGACGAAGCTGGCGATGGAATTGGCTGAGTGGCCAAGCCAACCCAAAGAGATATTTGACTGGGCTGAACACAAGGGTTTCAGGGGCGCCAGGCTGGAAGGATCGTCAGGCGTTATCCTCGCGGTCGAGGTAGATGGCGTCACAATAACCCGCAGCGAATACCTCGCTGAGCGCAAACGCCTGATCAACAAGCCGAGTTGGGAGGGTGCGCCGGGGTGGGCGGATTGGCTTGCGCAGAACGAGACAGCAGAGCTGTGGTGCTGGTTTTCTGAAGAACCAAAGGAAACAGTGTCCATGGGGAAAGGTTGCTGGCAGGTATCTGGATTATCCGGGCTTGCATCTAGGGGCGCTATCCCCGCCGGTCACGACTGGCGCCAGACCCTCGAACGTCGCCCCGATAGCGCTACCGACGCATCATCAGCCGATATAGCCGAATTGCCGCGTTTCCGGGTTGGGCAGGTGTGGAAGACGCGCGGAGGTGATGCCGTCAAGATCGTCCAGATTGACGACAAGGTAGCCCCCGTCCGTGGCGAACTCGAAGGCGAGCATGGGGTGCGCCGATGGTTCCAGAACGGCCACTATGAAATCGGCGCGGAAGACAGCCTTGATCTCGTCGAACTGCTGTCCGATGGCAGCGGCGAACACTACGAAGACGAGGCCTTCCGCGAGTGCGAGCGCCGCCTGTGCCGCGGAATGGACGACATGATGCAGGCGGCCAATGCCACCGCGGCCCACGACGCCACGGCGCCGGATCTGCTCGAGCGCGCCGGGCAGCACATGCGCGACCGAGCCGCCACCTACGACAGCCCCGAGGGCGAGCGCTCGATGGCGCAGACCGTGGCCATCTTCAATCTGCACCACGGCATCAACCTGACCGAGGCCCAGGGCTGGCACTTCATGCGAATCCTAAAAGACGTGCGCATGTTCACCCGGGCGGGCTATCACGCCGACAGCGCCGAAGACGGCATCGCCTACCAGGCGCTGATGGCTGAGGCGAAGTCCAAGGAGGTGGTGTCATGAACCGAGCCCAACGACGCGCCCAGGCCAAGGCCCAGCGCCACAACCGCGCCGCCCACATGGGCCGGGCCGGCGTGAACCGCTACATCGACCGTGCCCGGCGCAAGATGACCGGCATGGTGTTCCGCGCCATCCCGATGGGCGATGAGCTGCATGGCCAGTGGTCGTTCCCGGCCATGATCCCCATGAGCGACCGGCAGCAGCTGGCCGACTACGCCGAGGCCGCGCCGCATCGCTGGCACATCCGCGTGTCCGTGCGCTTCGTCAACGGCGACACGACCTACCTGGAGACGGAGGACGCCGACATCGGCCAGGCCGTGCTGCTGGGCGAACTGGTGGAGGAATGGCAGCGGATGCTCGCCGAGGCGCGCGGCCGGGGCAACCCGAACCACCTCGACAGCGAGATGGTGGAGATCCGGCCGCTGGTCGGGCGGGAGGTGGCGGCGTGATGACTTCCCCATGGTTCTGGCCGCTGGCGTTCGGCGGCTACGTGACTGTCAGCCTCATTATCTGCGCGGCATTCAGCAAGGTGTCAGGCGATGCCGGCGATGCGAGCGAACAATTCGAGCGGAAACTGGAGCAAAGCGATGAGCGAATTCGAGTGCAGGACGTGCCAGGAGAACTGGAACGGAGCCGATACCCGCGGCCGCCGGCGCGCAAAGTCCGCTGCCGAGGCGATCAGGGAAGCGAAGATGGCCCGGATGGAGCAATTGCGTCAAACCGTGTGATCTACACAGGGCCTGCGCGGCCCTTTCTTTTGTGGGAGGACGATATGTCAGACCAGGAGATTCTCTACGCCGCCGACGTTGCCCGCATGGTGGGCAAGACGCAGCACGCCTTCACCGCTGCCATGCAGCGCAACAGCAGCGCCGTGCCGCCCGGCCGGTTCAAGATGGGTCGATTGTGGGCGTGGCGGCGCTCGACTGTTGAGGCGTGGCTTGATGGGCTGGAGAGTGGCGAGCACGAGCAGCCCCGTCGCAAGCGCGGCCGCCCTCGGGCTATCCCAGCCTCTCCGCAAGCGTTGCGGGGTTGAGGTGGGTGTAGCGCCTGAGCATCCGCAGATCCTTGTGGCCGGTGATCGACGCCACCTCCATGATGTTCAGGCCCTTCTCGAAGAACCGCGACGTGGCCTCATGCCGCAGATCATGGAAGCGCAGCCCTTTCAGCCCCGCCGCCTGGCAGCAGCGGCGGAAATAGCCGGTGACGGTGTCAGGATGCACCGTGAACAGCCGGCCATCCATTCTCGCCGGCAGGTCGGCAATCGCCTGCTTCGCGGCCTTGGATAGCGGCACTGCCCGAGCCGTGCCGTTCTTCGTGTCCGCCAGGTAGGCGACACTTCCCCGCACATCCTCCCGCCTGAGCCCCACAATCTCGCCCCGACGCATGCCGCTTTCGACGGCCAGGGTGATGATGCTGGGCATCTCTCGATGGCGCTTCCGTGCCTGTTCGAGTATCAATTCCAACTGCTGATCAGTCACCCGCCGCTCACGCTCAGGGTTGAGCTTGGGCTTGCGGATCTTCGCGCAGGGGTTGTCCACGGGCAGCCCCCACTCCTTCAAGGCGATGGCGTAGAGGTGCGACAACAGCGCCAGGTCGCGCCGCACGGTCGATCCGCTGGTCACCTTCAGCCGCTTGTCGCGGTATTCGGCCACGTCCGACGAGCGTAACGAGGTCATAGTGTGATGCCCGAGGTCGCGCTTGAGCATCGCGATCCGCGACTTCTCGTTGCGGTGGCTTTTCTTCTGCGCCGAGATCTCGCGCTGGTATCGGTCGAGCGCCTTGTCGAGCGTCAGCGCATCCGCTTCACGGGTATCGACGAACCGGGATCGGGTCATCTCGGTTTCGATTTCCTTGGCCCATGCCTCGGCCTCGGCCTTGGTGTCGAACGTCGCGCTGACTTGTGGGTGCCCTTTCTTGCGGATCATGGCTCGCCACGATCCGGAGCGTCGTTGGTAGGTCGCCACTCTCCATGCTCCTGAATACCGGTGTGCCAGGATTGTGCCAAAAGCCGTGGCACAGTTGGAGAGTAGGCGAAAATCGAGGGTAAGATACTGATTTCTGGTGCCGGCGAGTGGACTCGAACCACCGACCTACGCATTACGAGTGGGATGCCAGGCCCGCATGAAGCGGGGCTTTCAGGCTGCCACCCTAGATATCACGGGGCTCGCGGGCATATTCGACCATTCGCAAGCAATCGCTATTTGGCACATCCACTGTGCCAGAATTGTGCCACGGAATTGGCGACCCGGCCGGGTACTACTGTCGCCTTCCCCAGCCCCTCGCGGGACCAGTAGATTTCGCGCTACGGTATGAGGCGTCTCATCAATCAGGGCGCACTCATGAAGCGAGCAATTATACTGGGCCTTGCCCTCGCGCTGGGCGGCTGCGCAGGTCTGCCGGGGAATTCGGAGCCGCCTCACTACGATTACAGTCAGGCGGCGTACCTGGCGCCGGGCTTTCCCGTGGAAAGGATCGATCAGCCGCAGGGTTTCGGCTATGCCACGGAGATCACGGACAGCTACCAGTCGGGTTACAGGATGGCATCGGACCCTGGTCAGGCCAGCGTGAGCGATGCGGGGATCGGCTGGAACCGGAAGTCCGGCAATACCAGCGTGGCGACTGCGCTATTTCGCCGGGTGGACGGAAACTCTGTCATGCTGCCGCTGGATCACAGTGACGGCTACCTGTTCGCTGGCGGACAGCGGGTGCAGTACGTCTACAGCAAGGGCTACTACAGGGAGGTGGTTGGAAACTCCGCCGGGATAGTGCCGACCGGTGCGCCGGGCTGTGCGTTTGGGACCACGCTGGTGGTGACATCGCAGAACGCCAAGAGACGGTTTATCGGGACCTATGCTGACGGCATCGCCTGCGAGAAGCTGGGCGGCGTGTCGGATCTGGATTTCCGCGACCAGCGCGACCGGGCACTGCACGCCTTTGGCCTGCACTGAAGTGCCAGTCCCTCGCGTATTGAGCCGAGGGCCGCTACGCTCTGGCCATGGAACTTTCCAGCGCCATCGGCGCCATCATCTCGCTCCTCGTCTTCGGCGGCTTGGCCATGACGGCCGTGCCGCCGCAATGGCAGACGCTGGGCGTGTGGGTCTTGCTCAGTCTACTGGGGATCCCAGTCCTGCTGGTGATCGCCATGTCGCCGACACTCGGCATCGGCGCCGTCATCCTGCTGGCCTTCGCGGCCGGCGGCGCCGGGAAGCGCCGCTAGCCTGACGCCTTCACGCTCTCCAGCTTCTTGCCGGCCATCTCGGTCAGGCGGTTCTTGATCGCCCGCAGACGGTCGAGCTCGCGCCGCTTGAACTCGGCCGAGGTATTGGCGCGCTCGACCATCTTCATGCGGTTGTTGATCTTCGTCAGGTCCGACTTCACGCCGTTGAGATACTTCCGCATGCGCAGGATGTCGCGGTTGTTGTTGAGCACCTCCATGGCGCGCTGCTGGTCGCCGAGCTCGCGATACTGCTTGATGTCGGCATAGACCCGGCTGGCTTCGTGCACCCCGTCATAGAACAGCGTGCCGTAGCGGGTGTAGCGGTCCTCGTCGCCCAGGTTCTGGTAGAAGCGGCGGATCGGCTGGTATTCGTACCAGTGGCTGTCCGGCTTCTCTTCGCCCTGCGTGATTCGCCACAGCGTATCCGCAACGCCGGCACCCCACGCCCCCACCTGCCCCAGGTAGCCCTGGATCAGGTGATCGACCTGCACTGGTGAGACAGTCAGCTTGCCGTCGGCGCCGAACAGCGCCTCGCTGGCCTGGCTGATCCACTTGGCCGGGGCCGTGGTGCTGCTGCGCGAGCGTAGGCTGGGAGAGAGGCGCTCCATGCCCAGCGACTCGATCGGCCGGCCGGTGAAGGCGTCGTAGTTGGAGTACACGTCGAGCAGCGGCTGGGCGACCTGCGGCACCGGGCTGAACTGGAATGTGCTGGTCAGCATGTGTCCCAGGCGCTGGGCGAACAGGTCGCCGGTGGCCTTGTCGTCTACCATCTGCTCGGTCATGCGCTCGGCCAGGGTGGCGATCGCACCGACCTCGAACGGCTTGGGAATGAAAATGCCGGTGTCGCCGACGCGGAAGAACCAGTAGCTGTCGCGCTGCCACTGCTCGAGCTTGCGATACTCCTCGTCATCCCAGTTGTGCAGGTAGAGCGCCACGGTGGCCAGCGTCAGCGAGCCGGCCACGGACCAGAAGCGCGCCGCGGCTTCCTTGTCGGTGGCGCTGCCCTTGCCCATCGCCACACGCAACGCCGGGGCGACGCCGCTGCGGCCGATCTTGTCCAGGCCCTGGAGGCGGGCATTCATGAACGGCACGACGTCGATCAGGAAGCGCACCGCCGGCCAGGCGCCGTGACTGGAGAAGTCCATCAGGTCGCGGGCCTGGAAGGCAGCGAACAGCTTGCCGCGGGCCTCATTCTGGCGGTAGATCTCCGCCCGGCTCATGTTCTCGGTGAAGTCCGTGGCATCGTTCCAGCGACGCCAGAGCAGCTTGGCTGCCGCCGGCACCTGGCTGGGGTCGCGGATCAGCTCGGCCCGGCGCATGGTGTTGGTCAGCTGCACCTTGAGTTCGTCGGCGTTCTCGCCGTAGAGATGGCCGAAGCTGAACGAGCCGCCGCTGGCCATCATCCGCGCCCGGGTGCGCTTGTCGGCGTAGGTCTTCGCCCCCTTGAACATATTGCCGGCGATGTTCTTCGACAGCGGCGAGGTGGCCGCCGCCTGCATCGAGTCGCGCAGCAGGTTGGCGACGACGAACTGCGGCGTGGTGGTGGTCATGTTGGTGAACAGGCGCTTGAAGCCGCGCATCACCTTCATGGCGGTGTTGTTCATGCCCGGGTGAGCCAGCGACGACACGGCCTTGTAGACCAGCGGGTCGTCGATCTGGTACCAGACCTTCTGGCCGTTGCGGAGCACGAACGTCGCGTCCGGGTTGCCGCGCACCTCGGCCTCGGGCTTCTCGGTGGCGATGCCCAGGTCGGTGGCGTTGTCCATCGCCTGCACCGCCGCCTGGTTCTTGAGCGACGTCTGCAGCAAGTGATGGAAGTTCATCATCGTGTTGCCGAGCAGGTCGTTCAGGTTGCCGCTGCCGCCCTTGAGCTTCTTGTAGGCCTCGGCCCTGGTGATGCCCGACGTCGCCCGCGGGCCGTTGGGGCCCTCGGCATCCTCGGCGATGCGGTAGAAAGGCACGTAGAACTCGTCGCGCCACATCGCCCGGTTCTCGCTGCTGATGATGCCGGCCTGCTCGGCGATGGCCAGTACGTCGTCGCGATACTGCTGGAACTCGGCGAACACCTCGTCGTAGAGCTTGGCGCGGTCGCGGCCGTCCTTCATGGTGCCGCGGTTGAGCGTGCGCAGGCCCTCGATCTCGCCGGCATCGAACAGGTTCTCGCGGCCCTCGGCGGCCAGGCGCGCGGAGCGGTTGCCGGCGATCCAGCCCATGAAGCGTTCGATCTCGGCGGCGTCGCCCAGCCGGGCCAGCACGCTGCCCAGCCCCAGGCTCTCGTCGTCGCGGACGTCGATCACCTTCTGGTCGGGGTCGAGGTAGATGCGGCCGTAGTTGAGCATCGCCGTCAGCGCCCCGCTCGCCGCGGAGGACATGCGGGCCAGCACCCAGCTCGAGGAGGCGGTGGAGCCGTCCACGCTGTCCTCGCCGTTGAGCGCCATGTCCATGTCCTTGAGCGCGGCGTAGCGATCGACCAGCCCCTGGCGGATCTTGGTGCCAGCGCGGTCGATGTGCTCCTTGAACCAGGCGATCGCCGATTCCTTCGGCGTGCGCGGCGCGATCTTGTTGAGCGCGCTGGTCTGCGCGTCGGTCAGGTCGTCGAAGGCGTCGGCGGTGCTGCGGGGCTGGGCGCGGAGGCTGTAGAGCTGCTCGTTCGTACCGTCGGCCTTCGCCTGCTGCCGGCGCAGGTAGTCCCGCGACTTCTCGCCCAGGGCCAGCACGTCGGTATATGACCAGCTGATGCCCGGGAACAGCCGGCGGGCCAGTTCGCGGATCTTGGCCACGGCGCGCTGCCAGGCCTTGGGCCGGTAGCCCTTCTCGAGCAGGTGGGCGACCATCTCCTCGGCGATCGTCACCTGATCGTCGGGGTTGTTGCGGTCGAGGTAGTCGTACTTCTCCAGCACCTCGTTGAGCGCCGCGCGGCCCTGCCGGGAGAGCGGCAGCGTCTTGTAGAGCTTGCGCATCACCGGCACGAGCTCCTCGCCGAGCACGCCGCGAATGCCCTTGTGGCCCACGGCTTCGTGCACCGCGGTACGGGTGGCTTCTTCGATGGAGTCGTTGTTGCCGGCGATGACGTAGAGCTTGTCGCCCAGGTAGATGCCCTTCACCCGGCGGGGGTTGATGCCCTGTAGGGCCATGCCGAATATCGCCTGCTCCGGCAAGTCACGGGTGGAGTCGATAATAGTGAAGTCGCCGAGCGGCTCTTCCATGCCGGCCAGGGCATTGCGGACGGCTTCGGCGGTGGGCGGCTGCTCGGTGGTAGCGGAGTCGAGGCTGTAGAGAGGCTCGCCGCCCTGGCGCTCCCGCTGCTGGGTGGTGCGGGACTGGCGACGTGGTTCGCTTTCTGCAGGGCTTTCGTCGGCATTCTGCAGGGTTTCTGCGTTGTCTCGCCGTTCAATCAATGCTTCGGCATAATCCATGCCGGTCTTGGTCAACGTTGACTGATCGTAGAACTCGCTATCACCGACCATCAGGCGGCGGCCGGCGCCCTCACCCTGGACGGTGGCGCCATCATCGATCGCCTGCTCGATGCGAGCCTTGCGGGTCATTACCTGTCCATCGAAGCGCATGCGTCGATTCAGCACATCGCGGGCCTTTCCAGCGCCGAGCCTGGTCGTGCCCAGAGTGGCAGCCAGTCCATCAAGCTCTTCCTGATCTCGGGATTGCTGCCTTTCGTCGCGTCGCTGGCTGGCCGCTGCATCTTCCCGCATCTGAGCTTGCTGGTCGGCACGCCGCGCATTGCGGCGCGCTTCTTCCAGTGCATCATCGCGCGTTTCGAAGAGGCTATCGCCTGACTGCTGGCGGCCTGCCTGTTCAGGCACGGCCCACATCTCGCCCATGCCTCGAACGTTGGTGAGGTAGGGCTCAAACCCTCTTGGCGCTGCGGCCTGTTGGCTGCTTGCTGATTCTTCCGCGCGCGACGGCTGCGCCCCCACCAGATCCCCCTGCCCACGCGCGGCGGCCTGGTCGGCCGGGCGGTCGCTGCCGGCGAGGGTGAAGTCGTTGGCCTCGCGGTCGGCGGCGGCGCGCTGCGCGGCCTGTTGGCGGGCCTGCTCGTCGGCCTGCCGGGATTGGCGGGCGGCCTGTTCGCGGTTGGCGATGTCCTGCTCGGTGTAGGTCTGCAGGAGCGGTTCGTCTACCGGCTTGGCTTCATTCCCCGGGGCACGATCAGCTTGTCGCCCTTCGGCAGGTTGCGGTTCGCCTTGGCGAGCGCGTCCTGGAACATCCCGCGCAGCGGTTCGTTGTTGCGTGTCGGCTTGGCGGAATCCTTCATCGATCACGTCCCGGTTGGTGGTGGTGTCTTCGAACAGGGCGCCGTTGCGCTCGCTCTCGGCGCGCTGGCGGACGGCCTGCCCAATGTAGCGCATGGCCTCGCCGAGCGCCCGGCGGGAGCGCATGTTGGCGTTGATGGCCAGGGCCAGGTCGGCGGTGAGTGGCGGCACGGGCTCGCTGAACACGTCCTGCTGGCTGGTCAGTTCGCGGATGGGTGTGCCGTCCTGCCGGGAGCGGCGCACCAGACGCACGGCGTCGTTGATAGTGCCGATGGCGGTCAGCGCGTCCTCGCTGCCGGTTTCTCGGGCCGCGGCCAGATCGGCGGCGGCTTCCTGCAGGGCACCGGTCAGGTTGCGCATGGCGTCGCCCTGCTCGGTGACCATCTCGACCATGTCGCTGTCGTTGTAGGCCTTGGCGAACACGGCGCGCTGCATGCGCTGGCCCAGCTCGGGGCTGGCCTGACCGTCGCGGGTGGTGTAGCGGCTGGTCTCGTTGTTGCCCAGGCGCTGGACGAAGCGACGCTGGAAGGCGCGATTGCTGGCCGCCAGCGGGTCGCCGGACTGGTCCGGGTTCCATTGCTGGACGTCTGCGGCGCTCAGCGCGTCGGCGTCGGCCCTGGCCTGCTCGTAGGCGGTCATGCCGGCCACGGTGGATTCGTTGGCGCGGCGGGCGAAGTCGGCGCGGTCCACGTTGGTCACCCGCTCGCGGACCAGCACCGGCTGTTGCATGTCGGCCACGGCGGCCGGGTCCATGCCCATGGCCTCGGCCTGCTGGCTGACGTACTGCCGGTAGGCCTCGCCGTTGCCCTGGCGGTAGGCCTGGGCGATCGCCATGGTGCGACCGTTGCCGGATTCGACCACACCGTCGCCGCCGACGATGGGGGCGCCGGTGGCGGCATCCTGGCTGCGGCCCAGCCGCTCGGGGTTGAGGTTGGCGGCGATGTTGCGCACCTGTACCTGGCTGTTGGCGTTGGTGCGGTCGCGCGGCTGCAGCTCGGCGGGGAAGCGCGGATTGACGCGGCCATCCTCGGTGTTCGAGGGCGTCAGGTCGGCGAGGTCCATCACCCGGTAGCGGGTGCGAACCGGGGTGTTGTCGGGCAGGTAGGCAGTCTCGGCCGGGCCGCGGGTGCGGGCGATCTCGGCCGCCCGTTCGGCCTGGCGCTGGTTCTGCGCACGCTCGACGGCGGCATTGTCCCGGGCGCCGGTATCCGTGAACCGCGCCCGCTCGAACGGCTGGTCCATGCCGGTGTTGGCATTGCCGGCGACGGGGCCCTGGCCGTAGACCACGCCCTGGTCGGTTATCTGCGCGGGGCCATTGGCCTGCTCGCGCATCCGCCGGGCGCCTTGCTGCTGATCGGTCATGCGCTGGTCGCGGCGGACGTTGCGCGCCTGTGGCTCGTACTGGGTGGTGTCGGCGGTGGGGCCGCCCATGTTGATGATGCTGGGGTCGGGCGCCTCGAGGCGGTTGGCGCGGTCCTGGCCCAGCAGCCCACCGAACGGCGGGGCCTGCTCATAGATGCCGGTCGCCGGGCGCTCGCGGGTGCCGGGGCGGTTGAGCGAGCGGGTCAGGTTGTTGCCGATCATCTCGGCGCGGCCGGTCAGGCGGTTGGCCAGCTCGGTGTTGCCGTCGGCATAGGCGGCCTCGGCGCGCTGGAGCACGCTGTTGAGGTTGCGCAGGCGGGTCTGGGCCTGATCGCTGCCCCGGGCCAGCGGTGCCAGGTCGTCGGCGGTGTTCATGGCCAGCTGGATGCGGTTGCCAAGATCCGCTGCGGTGCGGTTGGTCTCGGCGGCGCGGGCGTCGCCGGTGGCCGCTTCCGCCGCCTGTTCGGCGCGCAGCCCCGCGGTGGCCTGCTGCAGCGGGTCGCCCCCAGCCGCTGCCGTCTGCTGCTGGGCCGACGAGATCGCCTGTTCCTTGAACTGCTGCTCGCGGCGCTGCTGGTTGTCGAAGCGCTGGGCCTGCTGCTTCCAGGCCTGCTCCCAGTCGTTGCGCGACACGTTGGCGTTCTCGAACACCAGGGGGTCGGGGTTGGCGTCCGGTCCCTGCTGGGTCGGTGGCAGGTCGGAAGATGAGCCCTCGGCCTGCTGATCGGCGGGCAGATTGTTGAGCGCGCGCCGCGATTGGCTGCGCTCGGCCAGACCTGCCGGGCCGCCCATGGCCATACCGCCCAGCCCGCCGGCCGCTGCGGCGTCGATGACCTCTTTCCAGTTGGCATCGCCCAGGTTGTTGAGCAGGGTGTCGCCGTTGGTCTGCACCCAGTAGGCGGCGTTCTGCTCGATCAGCGTCTGCAGGCCTTCCGTCGATGACTCGGCCAGAGCCTGAGTCAGCATGCCCTTGCCGGTAGCGCCCTTCACTGTCCGGCCAGCCGTCTTCTTGAGCTCGGCCAGGGTGCGGTCGGCGATCTGGCTTGTGGCGCGGTCGGCGATCTCCTTGCCGCCAACCTTGCGTAGCGCGCGGATAACCGGCAGCGCGTCGAGGGCGCCGGCGATGGAGCCATGGGCCAGGGCGACGTCGGCGTTGTCCACCTCGCCCATGATCGAACCGGTTTCCATGCCGGAAGACGCGGCGTAGGTGCCGATCATCTGCCCAGCCTGGGTAGCGGCGCGCTTGGCGGCGGCCCCGGCCAGGGTGCGCGCGGCAAGTCCGCCCACGCCGCCCCCGGCGACGGCGGTAGCCATGGTCGGCAGCAGGTTGCCGGCGGTGTAGCTGGCCCACTGCAGCGCGGAGGCGTTCGGGTCGCTGAACAGGTCGGTGAAGCCGTAGCCCAGCGCGTTCTGCTGAGCCTCGTCCATGTTGCGCTGGTAGACGTTCTTGCCGGCGGTGTAGAGCGACTCCTCGCCGAACTTCTGCCCGGCGGCCATCATCAGGCCACCGAACATGGCCTGGGTCTGATCGATGCCGGCGGACAGACCCGCGGTAAAGCCGGGCTCCGACTGTTCGGGCTTGCCACCCTGGCCGTACGCCAGTGCATTGAGTTCGTTCGGGCTCAGCCCCTGGAACTCGGGCTGCTGGGCCAGCGCACCGAGCAGCTGCTCGTCGGGCACGGATTTCAGGCGCGGATCCTGCGCGCGCAGGTCTTCGAGAAGGGGCATGCAGCGAGTCTCCCGACTGGCGTGGGCTTAGAAGTCTTCGATCGAGATGCCGGCGTTGGCCAGCGTGTCCAGTTGCTCGGCGATGCGCCGGCGCTGGAACTCCGAGGTGTTGGGATCATTGTACAGGGCGCGCATCTGGTTGAGCAGTTCGCGGCCCTTCTGCTGCTTGTCGGCGTCGCTCATCCCGACTGCCCGGCTGCTGATGCCGAGCAGCCCCTTGCGAACGTCCTGCCCGAAAATCGACTGAACCTGAGCGGTGACGTCGTCCACCTGGCTCTCGATCCTCGCCTGGCGCTGCTCGGTCTGCTGCTGCGCCTGTTGGGCCTGACGGTTCTGCTGAGTGCGCTCGACGGCCGACTGGAAGTTGTCGTTCTGCCCTGATGACTGGCTGCCCTGTTGACCACCCTGCGGCGCCGGCTTGCCGCCATCCGCCGGCAGGTTGAGCTGATTCGCCAGGCGCGATGCCAGGTCGCCGCCGCCCTGCTGGCCCTGCATGCCGATAATCTGCTGCTGCTGGCTTTCCAGCCGGTTGCGCTGGGCCTTCAGCTCGGCACGCTGCTGATCGTCAAGCATGGCGCTGGAGTCGTTGAGGCGCTTGTCGATCTGCTCGATCTGGTCGCCGTACTGCTTGAACATCAGCTCCTGGCGCTTGGTGATCTGGCCGCCAGTGGGGTTGATGCCCTCCGGCACATCGCCGGTCTCGCCGGTGATGGTGTTGAAGCGCTGATAGCCACCGCCCTGCTTGGGAACGACCGTCCAGCCGCCGGCATTGGTGCGCGACTGGGCGCCGGCCTGCTGCTGGGCGGCGAGGTTCGCACGCTGCTGGCGATCGGCCTGCCCTTCATCTCGGCGAAGCTGACGGTCAGCCTGATTCTCGCCCGCCGTGAACTGCTGTTGATCGTTCTGGCGTTGCATGGCGTAGCGGTTGCGCAGGTCCATCAGCGCCGCTTCCTTCTGCGCCTTGATCTGCGTCCGGGCGTTGGTCTGGACGGCTTCGCCCGCCCCGGCCATCGCGGCCCCGAGTAGTCCGGCCATCTCACATACCCCCTTGCATCGGCTGGCGAGGCATCGGCGCCTCGCGCGCCTCCTGCCCCATCGGTTCGCCCTGCTCCTGGCGGCGCGGCTCCTGCGTCTCGCGCGGGCCGGCGCGCTGCTTGAGCTCCCGCACGGTGCGGATCAGCTCGGCGTAGCGCTGGCGTTGCTCCCGGGTCATCGCGGCATCGCTGACGAGCTGGCCGAAGCGACCCATGGCGGCCATGAAGGCGGATTCGATGGCGTCGGCGTTGTCGGCCTTGCTCAGCCGGCCCATCTCCATCGCCATCTCGCCGACGGCCTTGGCGAGCTCCATGCCGGCCTGGAACATCACCCCGGGCGGCACGGTCTTGCCCTGGGCGGCAAGGGACTGCTGGATGGTGAGCATGACGGTGGAGATCACCACGCCCATGCGCTCGACGATGTTGTCGCCTTGGCCAAGTGCCTGCTCGACCGGCTTGAGGCCGGGGCCGTAGAGGTACTTAAGCATCGCCTCGACAACGGCGTTGTACATCTGCTGGCCCTGCTGGCGATCGACATCGACGCGCGGGTCGCTCTGTTCGGGCCCGCCCTGTTCGGGCTGCTGTTGGCGAGGCTGGGGCGCGGGTTGCGGGGGTTGCTGCTGCGGGCTTGCGCCCTGGGCGAGAAGTCCTGGCATGTGTGTCGCCTCCCGGCGAGATCAACCAAAGAAGGATTCAGCGTAACTCGCGTAGCCGTCGAAGTCAGCCGGGCCGTAGTTCGCTGCCGGTGTGGTCTTGGTGGTGGGTGTCGCGCTGGCCAGCAGGCCGCGGGGCTGGGTGTTGCCGGCATCGGTTGGGTTGGGTGACGTCGGGCTGCCCGGGTCGCTCAGTGCCATGTCGCCGACCTGATCGCCGGCCGCGTTACCCAACAGACCGCCCAGGCGTGCGCCGTTGATGCCGGCCAGGTCGAACCCTGCATCGGCACCGAAGCGTGACAGACCCATGCTGGTCACCGTGCCGAGGGTGTTGGCCGCTGCCTGCCGGCCGATATTGTCGGCCAGGCTGTCGTTGAAGTCCGTGCCGTATTGGTCGTTGAGCGCGCCGAGCGTATCGGCCGCACGCTTTCCACCCACCACCGAATCGATGGCGGTGTCCACAGCGACCCCGGCCGGGCCGAGAAAGCTGGTGGCGACGTTCTGTGCCGTGGACAGCAGGCCGTGCGGCTGCGATGCCTGCTGGACGCCGCCATAAGCTGCTGACAGGTCCCCATCGGTCATCTGCCCGAAGTTCTCGCGGCCGATCATGTCGCCGACCTGGCCAGGCTTGCGGTCGGTGCGCTGGGCGATGGTCTCGACCATGCTCTCGGCGCGGCTCAGGTTGGCCGACGGGTTGTAGTCACGCTGCATGCCGGTGTAGGTCTCGAGGCTCGTGCGGTCGAGGAACGACTTCTCCGCCTGGGCTGCCATCTCGTCCATGCTGGCGATCGAGCCGCTGGAGATGCTCTGGCTCGGGGTAGCGGCAACGTCGCGCGCAAAGCCGCGGCTGTAGCCGCTGTCAGCGGCGGCGTCGCCGGTCGAGGCCGAGCCGGTGCCGTTTGATTGGCTGGACCGTGCCGACGTCTGGCTGCCTCCGCCTCGGGCCACGCCACCAGTATCGACCTCGGCACCGAATCCTCTGGAATAACCGCCGGTGTCGGTGTCGTTGTCACGGTCGGAGCTGCTGTCGCTGCCGCCGCCGTACCCGCCGCCGGTTGCCGAATCCGCCCAGCCCATCACTCACCTCCCGCGATCTGGCCGTTGGTCAGTAGCCCCTTCTTGGCGGTGCCGACATAGGAGCCGTAGTTCTCGATCGTGCCCGGGTTGGCCATCTGGTCGGCTCGCTGGCGGCGATACATCTTCTCCTTCCACGCCTGCTGGTCCTTCTGGGCGTAGTAGCTGCCGATGCCGCTCATCACACCGCCGATCACGTTGGCGGCCTCGGGGTTGTCGTTGATCCAGTCGAAGGCGGTGGTGGTGTAGTCGCCCAGGGTGTCGAACAGGCCGCCGGCCGCGTCGGCGGTCGCGGTTGCCGCATCGCTGGCGGCGGTGCCAATGCTGCTCCAGTCCATGATTGCCTCCTCAGGCGAGGTTGGGGAAAACGCCGGTGTTGTCGAGATAGCTGCTCAGGCTTCCGTAGAGGTCCTGCTGGAACGACAGGTCGGTGTCGCGCTGGTCGAGGATCTGCTGGATCATCGCTGACTTGTTCTCGGGCGTGATGTCCGGGTTCACCTGAATCTGCTGGATGGCGTTCGAGGCCTGGCCGATCAGGTCGGTGACGTTATTGGCGTACACGCCCCAGGCGTTGGCCGTCGAGGTGGCCTTGAGGTTGTTCAACGCCTGATCGGCGGACTGGGTCGAGAGCGCCGAATCGTAGCCGTACTGCTGGGCCATCTGCTGCAACGACTGATCGAACTGCTGCTGATTCAGGCCACGCTGCTGCTGGTACTGCAGGTTCGACATGTAGGCCTGCTGCTGGCGATCGGTGTTGGCCTGGCTGTTCTGGAAGTAGGTGTGGGCATCCTGCTGGGCGAACGGTGTGGCGGCAGAGATCATCGCGCCCTGCGCGGCCTGGCTGGCCATGCTCGAGTTCAGTAACCCGCGGGAGGCGGCATTCTGGCGGCCGCGCATGGCGGCCTGCTGCATCAGCGGGGAATCGCTGGCGAGCATCTGCTGGAGCTGGTACTGGCTGGTCTGGTTGGGCGAGACGGTGGATTGCGGTGCCGATGCGCTGACCGTCATGGGCTGCGCCTCGGCATACGGCAACACGCCCTCGGCGGCGCCGTAGCGCGCGTAGTGCTGTTGCGCGCTGAGCCCAGCGTCTTGAAACGCCTTGGCCACCTGATCGACCGTCCAGTCGTTGCGCCCGCCCTGCCAGGTCTGGTTAAGCTGCTTGGCCTTGTTCTGCAGGTAGGTGTTGGTGTCGAAGGTGGGCGTGACAATCTGCGGTGTAGAGCGGCTCGAGGTGGTAGCAATGCCCTCATCCTTGCCATACCGAGCATAGTGCTCCTGGGCAGATAGGCCGGCATCTTTGAAGGCGTTTTTTACATCCACGACGGTCCAGTTTCTCTTTCCGTCTTCGCCGGTCTTGTTGAGCTGCGCCGCCTTGTTTTCGTAATAGGCTTGTCTATCGAATGCTGCCATGGGGAAACCTCACGGTTTGCCGGGGAAGGGGTTAGGCAGTGGTTGCCGCCGGCCACTGCATCGTCGGCAGCAGCCCGATCAGTTCGTTCTCGGTGGGAATCGCGCGCGTGCCGGCTTGCACCTCGTCGAGCAGTTGATAGCCGGTATCCCACACCGCGTCGCGCCACTCAACGCCAGCCTGCCCCTCTGAGCTGAACTTGGCGTTGGTACTGGTCGCGTAGGTGCAGAGGCTTAGGATTCCGTCGTAGTTGCGCTGCTGCGCCACGGCGTCCATGTGGTGCTGGATCACGTCGGTCAGGCGCCGCCGCGTCTCGGCGGCCTGCTGGTCAGCGACGGCACCGGCATCCGCCGGCAGTTCCAGCCGCCCAACATGCTGGCCACCACTGCCCGCATACACCGGCCGATCCTCGCCGGGCCGCTGGATGCCGACCCATGGGCCGCTGGGCGTGTCGTAGACATGAACGACAGCGTCGGTGGCGAGCGCGGGCAGCGGAATCTGCTGGCCCGAGTAGTCGAGGGCGCGGCCGTCGGTCGTTTCAATGATCTGCATGGTCTACCTCGCGGTGCAGAGTGAGCTGATTCAGGATGCTGGTCGTGGTGCGCCAGGCATCACAGTGCTGGGTGTAGGCCAGCAGGCAATGCACTTGCTGTTTCACCTCGTCGAGCGTCGCCTCGCCGGCGGCATAGCGGCGCTGGAGTTGTTGCAACCGGATACGAAACCGCCGCACGTTGCGCTTGCGCGGCAGAATGTGGGTGGACCAGGTGCGATACCCGCACCAGTCCACGCCGGCGCTGGCCGGCCGAACCTGGCTCTTGGGATTGAGCGAGAGCCCGCGGCGGGCCAGCGCCTCGCCGAGCTGCTCGAAACGCTTCCAGGCCTCGGCCTTGCTCGGGCAGAGGATGATGATGTCGTCCATGTAGCGCAGGTAACGCCCCGCGCCGTGGCCGTCGGTCATCTCGTGATCGACGCCGTCGAGGGTGATGTTGGCGGTCAGCTGGCTGGTCAGCGCGCCCACCGGCAGACCGATGCCGTCCTCGTGGCCGTAGCCGCTCAGGATCGTGCGCCACAGCGCCAGGGTGCGCGGGCAGTCGATCACCCGGGCCACGCTGGCCATGGCGGCGTCATGATCGATGCTGGCGAAGAATTGCCGCACGTCGGCCTGCACTACATAGACGGCGCCCCACTGGCGTCGGCAGCGACGAAGCATCTTCTGCAGGGCGAGAATCGCCGCGTGCGTGCCCTTGCCGCGACGGCAGGCGTAGCTGTGATGAATGAAGCGGCGTTCGAACATCGGCTCGACCAGATCGACCAGGGCGTGATGCACGATGCGGTCCTCGAACGGCGGCGCCTGGATCTGGCGCATCTTGGGCTCGAGAACCGTGAACTCGCGGGGCGGCGAGGGCCGCCAGCTCTGCCACACCAGGTGGTTGTGCAGATTGATCAGGCGCTCTTCGAGGTTGGCAGCATAGCGCACCACCTCCGGGCGGTAGCGCTTGCCCTTTCGCGCGGCGTGGTACGCCGTCACCAGGTTGTCGAAATCGATAATGCTGTCGTACAGCGTTGGCACGTCATGCCCTTACTGCAGATGAATGGGGCGCAGCCACCGGCGGCCGCCGCGCCATGTTGATGTTTCGCCTTGCGGCGAGGACACCCGCCCCGAGGGATAAGGCGCTGTCGCCGGGCCCGTGAGCCCGGCGCTTCTGGCCGTTGCGGTCGCTCGCGAGACGGCTTCCGATGTTCGTGTTGGAGTTCGAGGCGGCGTTGTTGCAGTTCACTGCCCAGAGCCCGGCATTCGCGCCATTGCTCCAGTTGCCGCCGACGTAGGGGAACGTCGAAGTGAGCGGATGCCCATGCTGCTCAGTGCTTGTGCTTTTCGTGACGAATCCAGCCGCCAACCATACGGCCGAGCTCGTCGATGTGGCCCGCCCACACCTTGTAGCGAGCCGGGGTGATGTAGCGCATCCGCTGGGCCTTTCGCACGCGATGGCGCAGCACTGCGACCTCGATGTCGAGATCGCGCAGCGTGGTCTTCTTGTGGTAGTGCTTCCAGGCGGCGATGGCCAGACGCAGCAGCGTCTCGAGGCTGGCCCGCGTCTCGGCCGCCAGCAGGTGGCGCTCGTGCTTGGGGTACTGGCGCAGCGCGATGTGCGAGTAGTCGTCGAGCTCCTCGAGCTTGACCAGCAGCGCCTCGATCGGCGGCAGCTGGGAGCGCGGCCTATCGGCCGCGACTCCATGACTCATGGCGCCATGACTCATGACACCACCCTCGCGAGACGGCTTCCGATGCTCGAGTAGGAGTACGAGGCGGCGTTGGGGCAGTACACTGCCCAGAGCCCGGCATTCGCGCCAATGCTCCAGTTGCCGCCGACGCAGGGGTAATACTCCCCGGACCCGCGCCAGTAGCGGTAGTCAGGCAACGTCGCCGTTGAGTCGTTGGCAGTGCTGTATGTGTTGGCAATCCATGACTCATCACCGGTCGCGCGGAACGTGATTGGGTACTGCGTCGAACCACCATTCGGCACGCTCTCGCCAGTGCTGGTCCACGCACCGTTGTAGCTGCGCCGCTCGATCACACTATTTAGTGTGCGCACACCGTCAATCCACTGCCAGACGTTGCCCCAGAGCCCGACGATGCCTCGGTATGTGGCCTGGGCAACCGTCGCATCATCGACATTGAGCGCTGCCGAGCCGTTGACGTTGCCCTGACCCGTGGCGGTCTGGCTGTCCATCGTGGCGTTCTCGATGAGATAGAGCCACTGAATCGCCAGCGACATGTCGTAAT